TCAGGCAGAGGGAAGCTCGACCTTCCATGGCAGCAGATCGCGGACCCGGTTCACCGGCCAGTCCTGTATATGACCGATGACGTAACGCAACCACGTCTCGGGGTCAACGCCGTTAAGCCGGCAGGTGACGATCAGAGAGTAGAGGATCGCCGCACGTTCTCCGCCTGTATCTGAACCGGCGAACAGCCAGTTTTTCCGGCCCAGGGCTACGCCACGCAGCGCGTTCTCCGCGATATTGTTGTCGATCTCCGCCCAGCCATTGCTGCAGTACAGGTTTAACGCGTCCCACTGCTTCAGTAGATAGGCGAACGCCTTCGCCGTGTCCGAGTGGCGCGACAGTACCTTCATCTGAACCTGTATCCAGTCGTACAGTGACTGCATTAACGGGATAGTCTGCTCTTTACGTACCGCCAGCCGCTCGTCTGCCGGGCTGCCGCGTATCTCAGCCTCGATGGCATACAGCTTTCCGATACGCTTCAGCGCTTCGGTTGTGATGTCGGTCGGTGTCCGGGCATGCACGTCGTGGATTTTTCGCCGGGCGTGCGCCATGCAGGCTGCTTCGGTTATGCGGCCATCTTCGTACAGCGCATTATAACCACCGTAAGCGTCCGCCTGCAGGATACCGCTGTACCCCGCAAGGTGCCGCTGTGGATGTACGCCTTTCCGGTCCGGCGAGTACGCGAACCAGACCGCCGGTCGAAGCTGTGAGCCCGCGTTGCGGTCGTCCCGCACGTATACCCACAGCCGGGCCGTGCGCGTTTTACCGCTGCCCGGCTCCTGTACCGGCACAGGGATATCGTCGGTGTGCACCTTGCCCGGCATCAGCACGTACTGGCGCAGCAGGCCGTACAGCGGCTCCAGCAGTTCGCTTACCGCGCCGGACCAGCGCCCCAGCGTTGCCCGGCTCAGCTCCACGCCCTGGCGACGGTATATCTCTGACTGACGATAGTGTGGCGTATGTTCGGCGAACTTCGCCGTGACGATGCGCGCCAGCAGGCCGGGGCCCGCATAGCTGCGCTCGATGGGTTTTGAGGGCATGGCTGTCTGAACGATGTGGTCACAGCTGCAGCAGGCCAGCTTCGGCCGCTGCGTTTCGATAACCTTAAAGGCGCTGCTGATAAGCTCCAGCTGCTCTGACACGTCGCAGCCCAGCGGGTTGAGGTCGCCGCCGCACGCCGGACAGGCGGTTTCTGCCGGCGACAGCGTGCGGGTTTCGCGGGGAAGTGAGGCCGGCAGCGGTTTGCGGGCGGAAGACTGGCGCAGCGGCTGCGGGAGTGCCGGGTCATGCTGCTCGCCCAGCACCTCAGCCATCTCCTCCTGCAGGGCGCTGATGCGCTCCTCTGCCTCGCGCACCTGGCGGGCCGTTTTCTCACGCAGCTTTTCGGAGCTTTTGCCGAACTGCATACGTTGCAGCTTAGCAACCAGCGCCTTCAGGCGGTTGATTTCGCTGGCGTACGCCGCCACCCGCTGCGAGAGCAGACGGTTATATTCCGCCATTTTGCGGATGGTCGTTTGCTGCTCCTGCAGCAGCGCCCTGAGCCGGGCGTTTTCATCAGGGTATGAGGTATCCATAACCCCACTTTACAGCAGGTTATATGCGTATTCCAGGGCGTTCCGTCCGCTGGGGATGCTTCCAGTTAATGCCTTCCAGCAGCATGGACAGCTGCGCAGGCGTCAGGTGGATTTTGCCGTCACGGGTCACCGGCCAGACGAAGCGGCCACGTTCCAGCCTTTTGGTAAACATGCACAGGCCGTCCCGGTCGGCCCACAGTACCTTTATCATGTCGCCGCGCCGGCCGCGGAAGATGAACAGATGCCCGCTGAACGGGTCATCCCGTAACGTATTCTGCACCCTGGAAGCCAGACCATTGAAGCCGTTGCGCATGTCGGTGATGCCGGCAACCAGCCAGATGCGGGAACCTGCAGGAAGTGATATCACCGCGAACTCCCCTGCATTTCCCGGATAAGCATCTGAAGCAGCTCTGGCGTCAGCTTTCCGCTGATACGAAGCGTGCCGGCGGGCAGAACCAGCTCACAGCAGGGGGCATCGTCGCTCTGAACGGACGGTGGATGAGGCTGTCCGGGGCCTGATTCAGCAGCGAGCGTCACGGGCAACATGACCGGCGCATCTGTCCGCGCAGCCAGCAGCCCCTGCTGATAAAGTCGCCGCCAGTTGAACAGGAGATTATCGTTAATGTTATTTTCGCGGGCAAGCTGTGCCACGCTGACGCCGGGCTGCATCGACTGCTCCACCATGGCGATTTTGAAGTCGCGGGGGAAGTTGGGGCGTCGTGGTCGTTTGCGGGCGACAGGGATTTCACAGGGAGCAGGGACGACGGGAAGAACGGACGATTTTCGGGATGCCTGTTGGTAAAGGCGCTTATCCAGAATTTTGGCGTTGATTCGTGGCGGCAAAGGCCAGGAGAGACCGGCCTTCCTGAAGCGAACAAAGAGATCGCAGGCCGTGGTTTTGGGGATACCCAGCCTGCGCCCGGCCTCAATACGCGGCAGCTTTTCATCAAAATGGAGGCGAAGCGCCTCAAGGAGCCATGTCCGGTGTTTCACGCGATAGTGTCCATTAAAAAATGATGGACACTATTTTCCCGGAACCGGAGCCCGCTGCACAGACGGTTTAAATGTGACGCTTACGGTTATGTTGCCGGTCACGTGCATTTCTGGCGTGGTCACATTCACGCCGCCCGGCGCAGTGATATTTGCTGTTGAGCATTTGATGTTCACAGGGTTTGGTGAGGTGATGTTGATTGCACCATCCGCGAACTCAATAAATTGGGTCGGCTCGCCATTGAGAAAACCCCCGAAATAAAGCGCATCTGATTTGCTGTGCATTCGGGGCGACCCGGGGGCTGACTGCTTAAGGTTGGCCCTCACAAGTGAGTTATCACGATCACAGATGGCAGCCATACCAATATCACCGACTACCGGATTCATTATTACGGCGCTACTACCACGCTGAAGCCGGAAAACAGGAACGTTATATACCGGCTTGTTCTCAATGATTGCGCCGCTCTGGTCCGTTCGGGAGATAAGAGGAAGCATGTCTACAACTAAATAACTGCTCGGAATAGTAGATCCCTTAGAGGGAACTCAGTCCGGTTTATGCGATCTGATCAATCGCTGAATATCCCAAATCACCAGCCGGACTGAGCAATGTCGATCATAGCACCAATACCCAGAACCGAACGACGCCTGATGCAGAAAACTATCCATAAAACAAAGGACAAAAACCACGCCCGGCGGCTCACCGCCATGCTGATGCTGCATCGTGGTGACACCGTCAGTCATGTTGCCAGAACACTCTGCTGTGCCCGCTCATCGATTGGTCGCTGGATTAACTGGTTCACTCTGTCTGGTGCTGAAGGCCTGAAGTCATTACCGTCAGGACGCGGGAGGCGCTGGCCGTTCGAACATATTTGCGCATTGCTGCGTGAGCTTGTTAAGCATTCTCCCGGCGATTTTGGTTATCAGCGTTCCCGCTGGAGCACCGAACTTCTGGCGATAAAAATCCGTGATATCACCGGTTGTCCGCTACATGCTTCAACCATCCGGCGATGGTTACCTGCTGCCGGCCTGGTATGGCGGAGAGCCGCGCCGACACTGCGTATCCGTGACCCACACAAAGAAGAAAAAATGGTCGCTATCCATGAAGCACTGGCGAAATGTAGTGCGGAAAACCCCGTGTTTTACGAAGATGAAGTGGATATTCATCTCAACCCGAAAATCGGTGCTGACTGGCAGTTACGCGGGCAGCAAAAACGAGTTGTCACTCCGGGCCAGAATGAAAAGTACTATCTTGCCGGTGCGCTGCACAGCGGTACGGGAAAAGTCAGCTACGTTGGTGGAAACAGTAAAGGTTCATCCTTATTTATCAGACTGTTAAAACATCTGAAGGCGACATACCGGCGTGCAAAAACGATTACGCTCATTGTAGATAACTACATCATCCACAAAAGCCGTGAAACGTTGCGCTGGCTGAAAGCAAACCCAAAGTTCAGGGTCATTTACCAGCCGATTTACTCGCCGTGGGTCAATCATGTCGAACGGTTGTGGCAGGCGCTTCATGAGACAATAACCCGAAATCACCAGTGCAGTTCAATGTGGCAACTGTTGAAAAAGGTCCATCACTTTATGAATACCGTCAGCCCATTCCCCGGGGGAAACATGGGCTGGCTAAAGTGTAGCGGTATTAGGATCAGTTATTTAGATATGCCGATGATTTGTCCTCATGAAAAAATAGATATGAATTGGCGTAGTTACTGGCACTTAAATAATTCATTGAATTACCTAGAAAAACGAAACTAACACAGTAAAATATGAAAACAAGAACTTTCTGAAAGACATGTAATTATAAAACAACCAATATCGTCTTGTAGCTTAAAAGTCGTTTCAGAGTTGCTATATCGGTTTCGCCCGCCCCCACGCGGGCTTTTTTGTGCTTAATTACTGTACTCAGGCCTAATCTGCCTTTAGAATTCCACCTCATTCAATAACCATACTAACAAGAGGTGTATATGGATGAGATAGATTTGGCTCAGGAACAGGAAATCACACTTAGAGAAGCAGCTCTCGCAGCCCGCAAACAAAGGCCTGTCAGCCTGGACGGAAATTGCATCTGGTGTAAAGATGAACCTGTCATCGCCAACACAGCGTTTTGCTCCGCAGAGTGTGACGATGACTACCACAAGTATCAGCGCGAGATGAGACAGCGTCTAAGCCACTAGTATTATTCAATGAGGTTAATTTTGAAAACATTATTACTTATCTCAGCCACCGCCTTGCTGGCCGGCTGTTCACCGCTTAAAGTCCAGCAACATCAGACTGGCATGGCTAATCCTGCCTCGGTGTACTGTGAAAAAATTGGCGGCAAACTGGACATCGTTAAGGAACCCGGGGGCGAAGTGGGATACTGCACACTACCCAGCGGCGAACGCATAGAAGAATGGACTCTGTTCAGAAAAGATGGTAAGTGACGCCTGTATAAGTCCGCTGTAATGTGTTTTCTCCTCAAAACGAATCTACGGACATGCATTGATTACTAAGACGAACTGGAAATATAATTATATAACCCTGCCATAATCAGAACATACAAGGAAAGATATAGGCTTTGTTGAATAAATGGATTTTATGCTGTGGTACTATGAAAACGGTTGTTTCAGATAACATAAAATCAATGCATTACATGCTTGCGTATGACGGTGTTCTGTCTGGCATCAGCGTTTTCTACCAAAACAGTGCAGACAAAACAGAATGATTACCTATTATTCAACAAAGCCGACGCCAAGCTGCAGCTCTGTGCGCCAGTCGGAAGTGACCACATTCGCAGCAGTGAGCAGGCTCTGGCGCTGCGCACGGGCTTTCTCCTGAAAGGCGGCTTTTTCTTCATTTGCATCATGTACCCATGCGCTGCCGTCCCATTTCATATATTGCTCTGCAGGTGCCGTTGATACGGTGCCGTCAGGCAGGTCTCCCAGTGAAGTAATCAGTTGCGGTGAACCATCAGTAAGACTGTAAACAGTCTTACCTCTGTGGTCCGCGACCAGCGACCATTTATCCTGCTCAGCGTGATAAACAGCGGCGCTACCTACCGGAATATCTGGTGGCGGGGCCAGTGTGCAGTTAGCTGGCAGGCCGGTATGTGCAGGAATGTAACAGTCACTCCTGCCTATAAATTCCTGCGTATCCGGTCGCAGGTTATAAATCTTCAGCGTCTGTGCTTTATCTGACATTTCAAAGGTCATTATGCGAGTCTCACGATGTAATTAAATGCAATATTGTCTACGGTATTGGCAGCGTTTCCGGTCGCATTGATGGTCAGGCCGTGGCCGTGCGGACCCAGCGGGACAGTGTGCTGGTGAGGACCAATCACAACGGTATGGGCATGATTGCCAGAATCGCTGGTCGCACGGTCCTGGTTACCCATATGAACATCATCCATGGAAACGTGGTAAACATCAGGGCCGCCCCCAAACCAGTCATAAGCGTGATTATGCTGGCCCTGCACATCAGTCGCCTTATTGCCGTAATCAAACACGCTGGTGTTGGGGCTGCCGAGGTCCGTTGCGGCTACCGCGCCTGTATGGGTGTGCGACTGAATGCCGCCTGCTTCAGGACTGAGAACGGCCCGGTCATCGGATTTGCCTTTAATGGTCTGGCCACGCATGTCAGGCAGCTTTCCTGAAGGGTACGCAGCGGCCAGTTGAGGATACTTTGTCGTGTCGAAGGCCTGGCCCTGAAGAATGGCGTAAAATTCAGGAGGTTTATCCATTGGCCATGGGACAGGGGCACCTACAGGATAAAAATTTACGCTGTTATCCGCATGCAGATATCGCGCATCCAGATTCGTGAGCGGAAACAGCGCCAGCCAATCGTCAGTAGTCTCTGTGGGTTCAAGAGCCGTGTCGTTCTGCGCCCGCCAGACGGTACCGCCGTTCACCACCGTAGCGCCTTTCGGCCACGTCCCCTTTTGCCAGTCCGGCCAGGCGTTCTGCTCAAGCCACAAAATCGCCTCGTCCGTTCGCTTCTGCAGCGCATTAACCCATTCCATCGGCGGAATGCCGTTAGTCGGATCGGTTACGGTTTTTCCGTCCGGGCCTTTACCGTCAGTCGTGACCCCCCAGCCTCGGGGCACGGAGGGAAAATCCAGTACCTCACCCTCATTTGCCCCTGAGGCAAAGACTTCTCCGTCAGGTCGCTTTCCTATTGCCATACCTTAATTCTCCACAAACGTATAATTCATGCCCGACGCGCGCGGCAGCACGTCGAGCGATTTCGCGCAGAAAAGCACAAAGGCTTCCGCGCCAGTGGTGGTTATCTTCCAGTGGCAGGGACCTGTGACATCGACCAGACAGCGCCCTGCGCCAAACAGTAGCTCACAGGCACGCTCCAGGTCGTCCAGCGTGCAGCCGGAGAAGTTTTTTATGCATCTGGCCCGAATGGGCGTGCGCATCTCCGCGTCGGTCAGGGTGGCCGACGCGCTGGTGGTGTCGCCGTGGCGGTACCAGGGTGAGCCGCCTGTATTGCTGACCTGAAAGCCCCGCGTGTCCGGATATCCTTTAAATGCGAAAAACTCCCGCGCCACGGCCCCGTTCAGCACCCTGCCCTGCCCGGTGATTTTGCCGATGATGCCCAGGTTCACCCCGCCCGCACGCTCAATATCCAGCATGTCAGGCACCGACAGCGCGCCGGTAAACGACTGCGCCATGCCATCCGCCAGCGCCTGAATGGTCGCCCTGGCTTTCGGCTTCGTGCCGTACTGTGAAATGAGTAAATCTGCATACCCGGTCATGAGCTGCTTTCCTCAATGACCTGCACGGTAATACCGGTCGTCAGAAAACGGGCCTTTTCCCGTGCACCGATGGCGACCGACAGCACATCTGCAGGCGCGTCCCCGTCGCGTGCCAGCAGCACATCACGGACGAACACGCCGGTCACGGCCCCCGCCGCTGCGCTCACATCTGACCGGTAAACCCACTCTCCGGTTTTGTAGGCGAGTGCTACGATGGCAGCTTTAACGGTGTCCTCATCGACATGGATGAAGTTTTCGCGGCGACCGATTTTAATAATGGCAGAGATATCGACGGCGGTGGGTCGGTCGAATTTTATCGCCGCTGTTTGTCCACTGTAGCGCGTTACGTCCACCGATACCGCCCCCTGCAACCCGGTACCCGGCCAGTTGTCATAGATGGCCTTTGCCACGGCGGCATTATCTCCACCCTCGACGATATAGTTCACCGAGTGCGGCGGCACGCCGTTTGCGTCGGTCTCATCCGTCCGGTTCTCCAGCGCCACCACGTCGGTCACCCCCGTCAGTCCGGCGACGTCCGCCAACGTGCCGTCCACGCAGTTTGTTGCCGCCCGCGAACGGGATTTATAAAACCGCGCCAGCAGCTCCGGGTCGGTCTCCTCATTTTCACCGGGTGTGGCCGCCACGGTGGTGGTGGCCGAGTCCCAGCCAGCAATCACCGTGACGATGGTGAGTTTTGCTCCCGCATCCACGCTGAACTGCCCCGCCTCCGCCGAGCGGAAGTCAGTTTTAACCGTGCCCTCAGCCCCGAATGTGGCATCAGCCTGTGTCACCCACTGCGTGTTGCCGCCGCTGACCGTTGCACCGGCAGGGACTTTTTTACCCGCGGTGCCGGTAAGCAGCACGTCCTGAATTACCGAATAAGACGCTCCACGCCGCGTCAGCCCGGCAAACGCCACCTTCTGCTCCAGCCAGGTGCCGGTAGCATTGTCCGGGTCGTTTGCCTGCACCACGGCCTCAATCACACCCTCAACGTCCGCCCGCATCTGGGCAAAGATGCCGATCATCTGCCCGTCCGGATCGTCCGGGTCCGTCAGAATGTCGTCCCCGTAGATGCCCTTAAATTTCGTCACCAGGCCGGAAAAAATATCGTCGAGCCGGTCAGCGACGTAGCCCTGATCCGTCAGTTTTCCCATCAGGCCGTTACCTCGCTCTCTGTGCCATATATGTCGGTGAAGGTGGCCGCGACCGTCAGTTTTCTCGACTTCGGCACGTACTGCGTATCAAACGCCGTCAGCGTCTTCACCCCGTCCGTCTGCAGAATGCAGCTGCGGATGTCGGATTCCAGCTTCACCCGCGACCCGCGCCGCGCCATATTGCCGGTCCAATCCAGACCGTGGTCGAGGTTCAGAAACCAGTCCTGCTTCAGCGACAGCAGCCGGATGCGTACACACTCAGACTTTGTGGCATAGGAGCCGCGCCCCCACCCGAATGTCCAGTCGCCGTCCGCATCAAGCCGCCTCGTTCTCATGCCTGCGCCTCCGAGGTCTGCCCGTTCTGGCTGTCGGTGTGGTGGTGGGATTTGCTGCCAATGCCGTCAACCGTCACGTCGCCGCCGGTGACCTCAACCGCCCCACTAATTTTCGCGGCTGCGCCCTCGCCTCCGCTGGCCGACAGGCCGCCGTTCATCGCTGCCGCGCCCGTGACGGTCAGCGTGTCGTCCATCGTGACCGGCTTCTTAAATTCGACCTGGCAGTGAACGGTCAGCTTCGTGCCATTGATGTCAACGTTCCCGCCGGTATCGATGGCCACATAGCCGGGACCATCGAGCTGGCACATCACGATGGCGTCATTACGGAAGCTGCCAATAGCCCGCGCCAGACTCGAGAACCCCGGCAGAAACCCGCCGTCGCTCCAGTCATGCTGCCGGTGTTCGGCGGCCTGGCTCACCAGACCCGTGGTGAACCAGTCGTCGATACAGCGATCGGCAAACAGCACCCAGCCCTCATCGCCTGGGTTCACCGGAAAGGTGAACGCAAACCCGCCGCCGCGCGGAAACTTCACCGGCACATCGGCCAGCACCGGCGGCGTCATTGCCCCACCGTTCTCATCGGTACCGGCAATGGCCGCCTGCAGCGTCACCGTCTGATTTTTGTCGTCAAAGGCCGTCACGATAGCAGGCATGGCCACGCGCAGCCTGCCCGACAAGTCACTGGCAGCCGCCTCCATCACTGAATCCATAGATGCCGTATCGCGGTCAAGCGTGCTCATCCTGTTTCTTCCTCTTCTTCAGCTTTTTCGCCTGCTTAAACTTCCCGTTCACCAGCGTCAGCCGCGACTCCCAGCGGGACGCGTGCGTATCGCCCTCCGACTTAACTGCCGCCACCTTGTAGTCGCCGTTATAGTCCGTGACGATGGACTCAATGCGCACCAGCGAGCCCACGATGATTTCCGGGCGCAACAGGCACGACAACTCCAGTCCCCGATCGGTGGGTTTCGGGCTGCCCAGCATGCCGCTGGACTCATTCAGTAACACGCCCTCACCCGGTAGGCAGTAGTCCGGGTGCAGGATGTGCAGCTCGCCGTTCTGGATCATCCAGTCCGCGCCATGATGATCGGCGACCTGGGTCATGACGTGCCGCGCGGGGCCGTAGCAGACCTTCGCCCGCTTAAACGTCACGGTACCGGGCAGGCCGATGTTTCCCGGCGTGATGCCGGTCATCTGCCCCACACAGTGCGCAATCACGTCCTCATGCGTGCTGCCCGCCGCCAGCGTCACGTTCACGAACGCATCCCGGTACGCGGTCGCGCCGTCGTCACAGGTCAGCTCCAGAATAAAATCCAGACCTTCGCGGATGACGGCAGGCTTCGTAATCTGTCCGGCATACAACACACGGCAGTTCTCCAGCGAGCCGAAGCCGACAGCCAGCGACACCTGCTTAAACTCCCCGCCGGTCACCTGATGACGATGCGAGGGGTTCAGGTTCCAGATGCGGATTGTGGCCTTGTTGGGCGTTTTATCGTGAGTGTGGGAAATACTGAAGGCGGTGCGGAGGTTGTTAATCTGAATGGATTCTTTGCTGTTGCCGATCGTCAGAATGCACTGACGGCCAAATTGTCTAATCGCTGTCATCGCTCCTGTCCATCAGATAAAGAATGCAGCGGCTGCCCATGTCGCTGCCGCCAAAGGGATTGAGGGCGTTACCGCTGCTGTCGTAAAGGTACAGCCAGAACGGTAGCCGGGTGCGCTTGAGCACCGGCACGCCGCAGACCAGGGCATAGCCGCTGATGAGCGCTTTACTGATACCGGCATCGGTGATGTCCACCAGCCATTGTCCGCCGGTGGGCACCGGGTTATAGCGCAGGCTCAGCTGATATTTTGTGTCGCCGACCGTGACCTTCATGGTCTGGTACGGATCGCTGCTGACTGCAAGTCTGTAGAGTGTTGCCATCATTATCTCCCTGTCACATCGCTGAGTTGATTTTTCAGCTTTTCATCTGCACCACTCAGATCAACCGCCTGCAGCTGCTGATTACCTTTATCAACGGCATTTGCAGCCTGCTTAGCGGTGCGCCTGCCTGTCTTTCCCTGCGAGGGCACCTTGAGTCCGCTGGCGGTCTGAGTGGTGCTAATAAAGATTTCCCGGCATCTGAGGCTGAATTCGGCTGATCCAGCACGCGTAAATTTCACGTCCACATTCAGGAGCAGACAATGGTCATAGCTGGCCGTCTGCGTGGTAATGGCAATCGGGGTCGCGGACTGCTGCATGCTACGCAGCGCCTTTAGCGCATCGGCCACGCGCTGGTCGCTGGACGCCAGATCCACTGAACCACTGTCCAGCAGTGACGGCAGCCAGGGGGCCAGCGCACGCTGGCCCGTCGAACCGCCCACCAGCGAACTTGCGGCCGACGCCACCTGATCCAGCACTCGGTTAGCCAGGCTGACGCCCTGAGCAGTAATGCTCTTTATCTCGCTAGGGATTGGCAGGTCATCAATAAAATCCGGTTCGCGTACATAGTTGTCCTCTGCCATCTGACTGAACAGCGTGTCGGTCGGGTCGAAATCCACCATGATCCCGGTAATTTCAAAAGGCCGCGGCGTCAGTATGGCGTGGTCAGAAATCTGTGAGCCGGATTCCACCGGATTATCGGTGACCTTCAGTTCAGAGTGATGGCTTTCATCCATTACGACGTCAAAAACGAACGTGCCGATTTTAGTGGTTACTGCTGCGTCACTCATGGGCGCATCCCCGCAGGCAGGCCAAAGTTCAACTGAGTAGATGCCAGTGAATCGCCGTGCTTCGCAGCCTCGTCAGACAGGCTTTTTGTGAATCCCAGTGCGTTCTCTGTCTGGACAATCACGCTGTGAATAGACCAGGTAACGTTCTGCGGTGCCAGCTGCTGCGTCGGTCCCACTTTCTCCGGATGCGGATAGCTGTAAGACATTTTTCCCTCTGGCGCCTTCGCCAGCATGGGCGCAATCAGCCGGTTATAGTCATCCGGGCTGCTTTTCTTAATGTAAGCCAGCAGCAGCCCTGGATCGTTCACGTCAGGACGTGCCGCATGGGCTTTTTCTAGCAGCTTAGCCCGGCTCTGGTCGTCGCGATGTTCTCTGCGGTTTTTCGCGGTGGCATTGTCCTCATATTCACCCTCGGTCATGCCGTACTGTTTATGCAGGCCATCCAGCTCAGTCTGCTGCTCTTTCGAAAGACCGCCAGGGGACAGGCTAAGGGCATTGAGTATGCCGATCCGGGCCTTGCCGCCCAGCCAGTCAATCAGCGCCCCCATGCGTGCAATACCGTCGCTGATATAAAGGAAGAACGTGTCCAGCCAGCCGGTCGCGAACCCGTCCTGAAATTTGTGCCACTGGGTTACCAGTGTTGCCACACCGGCAACCGCCGCAGTAATCAGCACCGGTATCAGGGTAAGCGGATCAATGAGCGTAGTGAGTACGGCTACAACCGCTTCGCCGTCACGCACCAGCTCAAGTGCGGCAGCCACATCCAGGAAGCCAGCTGCCAGCTTCGCCACCAGGCCGATAATGGCAGTCCATTTTGATGCCAGAAAAACACTGCCGAGGATGATGGCAATACCATTCGCGCTGCCCATCCACTTATCAAACCAGGCCAGCACCGCTCCCGTCAGACGGATGGCTTCGCCAATGATATCGACGATCACCGTGAGGATCCGACTAATCAGCCCCAGCATAACCTGCGCATCGGGCGATTTCGCCCAGACCTCCCACTGCGTAATGAGGCTGAACAGCTCATCTTCCAGCGCCGCGAAAACGTGGTTATCCATGATTTCCATCTGGAAGTTTTTCCAGTCCATACCCCAGCGGGCAATCAGTCCCGTCATGGTTTTGGCGTGCTTGTCCATCGTGCCGCCAAAGCGGTCTTCCAGAATTTTTGTCAGCTGCTCAATGGTCTTATTCGCGTCGCTGATATCCAGCTTAATGGGTATCGTCTGGCCTTCGCGGTTCTGATAGCTACCTTCATATGAAGTTTTACCGCCTTTGCTGCTCTTATACAGCTTGATCCCGGCCTGTGCGATAGCCCCGCCCATTGCATAGCGCCCTTCCAGCAGTTCGCCCACGTCCTTGCCCAGCATGTAGCCGATCCCCGGCATCGCGGCCATGGTATCGCCCATCGCCTTCATGGCGGCGGCTGTCGGCTCAACGCCGTTATTTTTCAGTGAGAGAAAGGCCTCTTTTGCCGCATCCAGCCCAATGACCGGATTGGCGCGGGCAAAGTTGACCAGCCAGTGAAACTTCTGTTCACCCTCGGCCGCCGTGGTGTAGAGCGATTCGAAGGTGACCTTCATGTCCTCCATCTCTTTGGCGGTGCGGATGAACTCACCGCCCACCTCTTTTGCCATTTCTGCGCCCTTTTCCAGTGCATGAGAGAGGAGATTGGCTGCCGTGATAGTGCTGAGCAGGGAGTGGCGGGTGGATTCACCGTGATCGCCGATGCGCTGCAGCTGTTCGTCAAACGCATGGCCGCCTCTGAGGTCAGCCTGAAAGCCCAGCGCGTAGAGAAATTCGTCAATAAGGGCCATGCTTATCCCGATAGTTTATTGATATTGTGTAGCCTAAGGGCTACACTTATCGACATGAAAGAGATTATCCGTAGCGAAACATTTTCCGACTGGCTTATTTCACTCAGGGATGCCCGCGCCAGAGCGCGCATATTGATGAGAATAGATCGCATGAAGAGGGTAACTTTGGTGATGCAGAGCCTGTCGGTGACGGGCTGAGTGAGGCCAGAATCCATTATGGCCCCGGTTACCGCGTCTATTTCATGCAACAGGGCGATCAGATTGTTGTTTTATTGTGTGGCGGCGACAAAAGCACACAACCCAAAGATATTAAGCTGGCCAGAAAAATCGCCAGCGGCTGGAAGGAGGCAAATCATGGCTGAACATTTTTCTCAGTGGGACTCCGCCGAATACCTCAAAACTGAAGAGGATATGGCTGAATACCTCAACGCCTGCATGGAAGAAGCCGGAGATGATCCGGCATTTATTGCCCGTGCGCTGGGAACCATTGCCCGCGCACGGGGTATGACGCAGGTCGCCAGAGAGGCGGGTGTTTCCCGCGAAAGCCTGTACCGGGCGTTGTCCGGCAACCGGAACCCGGAGTTTGGCACCATATTAAAAGTGGTTAAGGCGCTGGGACTTCGGCTGCACTCTACTTCAGTATGAAATCTCGTTCGAACCGGATGAACAATCCAGCACATCCCGGCTTGGTGCTGCGCGAATATCTCGACGGCATATCCGTCACAGAGGCAGCAAAATCGCTTGGTGTCACCCGCGCGACACTTTCACGCATCCTGAATGGCAATGCGGGGATCTCTGCTGATATGGCTCTGCGCCTGGAAGAAGCATTAGGCACCAGTGCTGAGATGTGGACGGGCATGCAGGCGCAGCACGATCTGTGGACAGCCTCTCAGATTCAGCGTCCGGCGGTCAGGCCGATTTTCAGCCACCCCTGACTGAGCCCATTTTGCATTAAATTTTCAGGGTGATGAAATTGCATTTATGAACAGTATGGATAAAAACGACATAAACAGTAAGCTTGGAAATATCAGGGCCGGCGGCATGATCATTATGTTGTCCATACTGCTTACACTGACTGTGGGTGTGACATTAATCCTGCATCACAGGGATACGGTCAATAATGCTCTGGATACTGGCAAGTGCCTTGTGAACAACAACGTAAGGGGATTTTTTGATATCCTCAGACATCTTCTTCATCAGGTCTACCGCTGGATTTTTAAATCCTGCGGCTAATCAGATAATGGTAAAAATCCGGTGAAGAAGAATATGGATTTCAAACATGAATTTCATTGAAAAGCTGAAAAGCACCATCAGAAGTGCATATCCGCCCAGAAACAGAACCAGCAAAGTCAGGATCTCGCTGTGCCGGGAAAGTAATTTTTTAACGTTCATGAAGAATTGCCGCTATCCGTGTCATTAATTATCCTTACCATTGTAGCCATGCCGGTTAAATAATATTACAACGCCCGACTGATGCTTATTCACTGCGTACTCAGCGTTATTAATCATCCTCCGGCATATCCCTCTGCCGGATCTCATCAGACGCCCTGATGGCGTCATGTAGCGCCATCAGATCAGCCAAGCTGTAGGCCGTCTTCAGCTCGGCGAGGCTGGCGAACTTCCGGATGACGGGCGTCCAGATGAACCAGTCGGGGCCGTCTCCGTTTTCGGTAACGAAGCATCCGCTTCCCCCGCCACCTCCCGCGCCTTCGCCAGGAACGCCATCACCGACTCCATCCCCGGAAACAAACTGCCCAGCGTGGCGCGGATACCAGTAAAAAAATCCTCAAACTGGTACAGCGCCCCCTCCACCAGCAGCTGCGGCAGGTGAGACCGGTACGTATTGAGGTGCGTTTCAGCCTGGTCCGCCAGCTTAAACGCCATAGCCCCCGCCTCCGTCCGGACCACCGTGCTGCCGAACACCATGCCCTGCAGCTCCGCCAGCTCCTTACCGTCCATTACCGAAAACGCCAGCGCAATGGCGGTGGCCATCGAGCCGTCGCCTCCGTTCATCATTTTACTGCGCCCTATGGCACCCAGCAGCTTCTGCAGGCAGCTCCAGCCCAATACCGCATTCACCGGCGTCATCACGTAGTCCACCCCGTCCAGGGTCAGCGTTTTTCTCAGTTCCATCAGTAGTCAATCCCGTTCATCAGCAGCATGGTGCCTGTCTCAAAGGCCAGCGTGAACACGCCGGGATTATGCTGCGCGCCACGGGTATAAGCAGGCAGCGCGGTAAAAAAGCCCTTCGAGCCGGTCGCCACGTCGTCGTTCATCAGATCGGTAATAATCAGCGAGAACGGGGTGAAGGATTTCAGGCTCTTACGCTGCAGCGCACGCTGCTGGTTCAGCCAGGCCACGTCAGGATGGTGCTGAAGCATGCGGATGGTCAGCACCGTGGACTCGTCCGGATTGCTGATAAATACCCCGGTACCGTGCGCCCCGATCGCGTACTCACCCGCATCTTTGGCATATTTGTAGTCCACGGCGTTGTTTTCTGCCGTAAAGCCGGTGATCACCCGTTCATTCAGCATCAGGTGGATCTGCTTGATATCAAAACGTGCCATAACTTAACGCTCCGTATTCACTATAATCTGCACCGAATGGACGGCACCGGCCAGGTGTGCGCAGACGTTTATCGGCGGGCATTTACGCGCTTTTTTATCATCATCGGACAGCGTGTCTACCGAATCCGCGTAGATGTAGTATCCGCTTTCCAGGTAGTCGCCGGTCGCCAGCTGGCCGACCTTATCACCCGCCCAGATGCCTGGACCGACCAGCCCGTTTTTCACCGCCATGCGCATCACCGCATCGATGTAGCCCTTGATGGTGGTGACACCCGCATCGGACAGCGCGATCTTTTTCAGCTCGGCAAAGGCGTTAAAGGTGTTGGTCTGAATTTTGTTTTTCAGCCAGTCGAGGCCGATTACCTCGTCCGCCCAGTACACCTGCCCCAGCATCCAGCCCTCGGCCAGCATCGCTTTGGTGCCGAACTTCGTGTAGTAGTTGATGCCCAGCGCATCGAGCTTGTCCGCCGTCGGGCTGTCCATATCCGGATCCGGCGTGACGCCGGTCAGCGTTTTAAACTTCAGCGTCAGCAGAGAGTCAGAAGCGCTGAAGTTGATGGAACACAGCAGCGCGGCCGCAGAGACTGCGCCGGACGGACCGGGCATGCTGACGGTGCGATCGGCGAGCAGCAGCGTGCGGTAATACTGTTTTTCGGCCAGCGCCTTAATCTTCGCCAGCGCTTTGCTGCTGATGTCGGTGATTGTCACGGCCTGAATTTTACCTGCCGCCTGAATCCAGGCGCAGGCCTCTTCGAACTCCTCATCATCCAGCACTTCGCCCACCGGCGCACCGCAGTACCAGCCCGACCAGCTGGCGTTGAGGTTTTCGTAGGCTTCGGACAGGGAAACGCGATCGCCAGACGAATCTGCAGGCCAGAGAGCGACGTACAGGTACTGCGGGCGGGACGGCTGTTCGAAAAAGAGTTCCGCCGTGGACAGCAGCGCGCTGCCGGCATCGGGAAAATCACCCTGGAATGCCTTCAGATTGCCGTATTTGCGGTAAACGTCATCGTCGAAAACGCCAGCCGCCTCCGTGGTGAACAGCGTGACGGTGCCAAAGTCCGCCGCTGAAACGACGTCTGCGGGCGCGTTGACCGTAACTGAAATAACGTCATCAATGTCGCGGGACATGATTACCTCTCGATATCAAAATTTATGGTGCCGGTAGCCATGGCAATGCCGACAGGAACAGTCTTGATGGTGGAAAGCGGAACGGTGTAGCGGTCATCATGGGCAAGGGTCAGGGTCATCACTGCCCTTTCCTCCCAGCTGCCGGGCACGCCTTCGGAGACATTACGGGGCAGAGTGTAATGCGGACAGCTGGTCCCGGCTGCGGTCAGGGCCTGCATACCCGGCGAGGAACCCAGCCAGGCAGACAGGCGGCGAAGTATCACCATGGCCCCCGGACCAAAAGCCTGCACGCTCACCATCAGCTCAAGATGAAGGCGGATTTCCTCCTCATCCTCTGAAATCTGCTCCCGCCCTGGCGGTCCCAGCTGCATGGCGGAGATTTCGCTAAGCATGAGAAAGCATGTGTCAGGAATGCGCTCTCCCGTATCAGCCAGCACCACCTTCACCGCTTTTTCAGGCGTCTGCAAAGACTCCGCTATCGGGGCCAGCAGGGCCTTTAGCGCGAACCGCGAGCGCGTAGTAATACCCATAATCTGAATAGTCCTGTAAGTGAACGACGCGCCAGCTTTCATTGTGCCAAGCCACCACGTCGCCATACGCCATGCGCCTTGCGGCCAGCACCACGATGGCGTCATGCAGGCGGGTACCTTCCGGCGCGAACTGCAGCGCGTCCATGTCGGCGGGGTAAATCACACCCCGGTTGTTGCTTACGCCCTCAGGCTGCCAGTCATTATCCGGAGAGTGCGTCACGGTAAACTTCCGACTCATGCGCCCGGTCACCACCCGGCGAACGTTTGGCCTCATTTACTGGTTCCCCCGATGTCGGTAATAAAGGTGATGGCCTGGAACATGTCGCGCGTGTCGATAAGTGGCGTCTCTTTGCCCCCTTTTTTCTTCGCCGTACTGTCCGCATTGGGCTGCAGGTGTCCGTCGGTGAACGCGGCCCGCAGCTTCGTGCGCACCCGGCTGCCCACCAGCGTCATTGCTTCGTCCACGGTGATGGTGCCGTTCAGCACCGCCTTCGCGCGTATGGCCATCTCTTTACGGAAATAGTCATTCTGGTGGAAGGTGTAGCGGAAGATGGACCGCTCCGGAATGTGTACCGTATGTGCCGGTACGCGATGAAAGGTCTGAAAGTTGCCGTTTTTACGGAACTGACCGCTGTACGCAAACGTGCCGTCTGCACGGATGCGGCGCGTCACGCTGACAGTGTGCTCGGGCACATGAACATCACCACCGTACTCGTGCAGCTCCAGCAGTCCGGCGTTGCCCATCGGCAGGCCTTCCTTGCGCGGGTTATTTTCGCGCGGAATGCCCACCCGGACGCCGCCTGCTTCAGCGACATCATGCTCTGTAGCAGGGCTTTCACCTTCGCCGTGTTCGGTCTGTCGCCCATGTCACGCCCTCACCGCAAACGTGTTTATCGCCGCAGAAAGCAGGCCGCGCAGCAGGCCGGAAAGCCAGGGAAAGGTCACCGCCCCGCTGTCCGCTTCGCCCGAATACTGCAGACTGACCTTACCGGCTATTTCCATCGTGACGCCACGCGTCAGCGCGCCGTCCAGTTCACCGTCCTGCGCCGCCAGTGCCAGACGGCACTGTGCCTGCACCAGCTGGCGGGGAATGACGTCCGGACACAGTTGCTCATCATCTACATATACGCCCCGGCGTGGCCACGGCAGCGGCTGCTCAGGCTCTGAACGTACACCCAGCCAGTTCAGCCCGTTCAGGTAATCCATCGCCTGAAACAGCAGCGCCGGGCACTGCTCCTCATCGGGCACATCATGCCCCCGTGAGGCAGCAAACGCCGTCAGGTCATCCACGCTGATGTAGCTGTTAAAATCCGGCGAGAGGGGATCGGTATCAATATCCATACCTGCACTCCATGAAAAAAGGGGCCGGAGCCCTGACGAATCCCCACAAAAATGAGACAGACATAGCAAGATGTGATCTACTGATTCTTCCACAAATTCAATGGGATCACCGCTATGCCTGCCCGTAAAGTATGTCAGAATTTTTTTCAGGATGCTCTCGGTTCTTTCCACAAGTACCGGCAGAGCGCTCTGGTTGATGCCACGGTTGCTTTAATCAAGGGGGCATCGCTGACGCTAACGCGTATCGGACGTTTTCTACCGGGACAGGCTCAGGTAAAAAACAAAATCAAACGAGTAGATCGCCTGCTGGGGAACGAGTCACTTCAGAAGGATATTCCGATGATTTTTAAAAGTATTATTTCAATGCTGACCAGCAAGCTATCGTTATGCGTGATAGCCGTAGACTGGAGTGGTTATCCATCTCAGGAGTATCACGTTCTCAGGGCAAGCCTGATTTGCGACGGTCGCTCAATACCCCTGCTGAGCCACATTGTGCCATCCAGCAAGCAGAACAGCAGTGAAATCCAAAAAGGTTTTCTGAATGCGCTGGCAGAAACGATAAAGCCGGAGACAAAAGTGATTGTTATTACGGACGCAGGATTCAGAAATGCCTGGTTCAGCCACATAAAATCGCTGGGCTGGGACTTCGTGGGGCGTATTCGCGGCAATACTCAACTCCAGCTGAACAATAACGGCGAGGGCTGGCTCAGAACCGGGGAAATCATTGCTGGCGACAGGCCGGAATATCTTGGCGAAGGAACGTTGTCACAGTCCACGCCGTGTGACGGGCATTTTTATATTCAAAAAACGAAACCGAAGGGACGAAAACATAAGCGTGCCCGCTGTCGTATCAGACGCTCAAAACAGGTTCGTTGTGGTCGTTCAGCAGCGAAAGAGCCGTGGCTTCTTTTCGTCAGTAGTGCTGAATTTAAGCCTCGCGAGATCATGAAGCTGTACAGTCGTCGAATGCAGATAGAGCAGAATTTCCGCGATGAGAAAAGCGAACGCTTCGGGTTTGGGTTACGAGCCAGTTACAGCCGTTCCGCCGGAAGAATACAGGTGCTGAGTCTGCTGGCAACGCTGAGTACGATAGTGCTGTGGCTACTGGGGTTCCACGCTGAAAACAAAGGATTGCATCTGCGATATCAGGCCAACAGCATCAAGTCTCGCCGGGTGATCTCATACCTGACGTTAGCGAAGAATATTTTACGGCATTCTCCGCTAATGCTCAGGCGAATATCCCTGAAGGACGTTCTTAACAATTTAACAAGGGTTTACCACAAAATGGTGCTGGTTTATTAGCGTCAATTTGTGGGGATCCCTCAGGGCCGGAGCCCCTTCGATGATTAGCTTGACGCCTGACCGCCAACGTTGATCAGCACGCCCGCAGTCGCCTTGTTCTCCTTAAAGTGCTTCGTCCAGTTCCCTTTGGTGCCGATTTTGGTGATGTCGGGATTTGCCCCTTTCGCCGTCGCCCAGCTATAGCCCAGCAAATCGATGTTCACCACGCCTTCCGCGCGATAACCGATGGCGAGGTTCTCCTGGTCGTTAATCGGATAGGAGCGGAAACCCGGTGCCTGCGACTCCGTGATTTTTACCGCGTTGGGTACCAGACCCAGAATGGAATCTGCCGGGCAGCGGTCGGTGACCAGCACCGGCTTACCCAGCGTGCCCGGCTGACCGCCATAGACCACCACGCCCGCCTCTTCGTAAAGCTTGTTGTCGATGGCCTGATCGACAATATCGAAGTAGGTCGCGGAGTGCATAACGAACAGCGAGACGCGGTTGAACTTATCGCCGTACTTACGCAGGCCGCGGGTCAGCGTTTTTTTGCCGTCGGTGGCGATATCGGCACTCACCTGCATGTCGTTATTGTTGCCGATGGCGGCCACCAGCGCCTTCACGGCATAGCTGATATAACCTTCAAGCGAAGCATCAGCGGCATCGGTGCCCACCACCTCAGAGAACTCGCTTACGTCACGGCCGCGGCGCTTGAAGGCTTCTTCGGTCGTGGTGTACGGGCCATACTTCCAGGGGGTTTTAACGCCGATCACTTCGCCGGCACCGATTTTCTGGCCTTCGATGGTTTTGGTGGATTCAACGTCGCGGAACTCAATCGAGCCGCCTACCTGATAAAAAGCGCGCTTTTTGAAATCACCTTCAATCAGTTCGTTATCGAGAATGATCGCACCGTTCGATGAGGCGTTAAATACGTTGAGATTATCCTGGCGACGTTCCAGAAAGGCTGTCTGCGCCAGATCGTCGTAAATGATCATGTCGGCATTGGTTGTCGTTGACATGGTTTTTCAGTCCTTAGTCTTTAGGGAGGCGCAAAAAGGCCTGCTGGCCATGTTTGCGGATATAGTCGGCTTTCTGCTGTGACGACATGACAGAACGCTTCAGAGCACCGCCCGCACCGGAACGGTGACCACCTGCCCCGGTGCCTTCGGCCTGCGGGAACAGATGGGGAGCTGTCTCTTTCAGGGATTCGGCCCACTCCAGCGGCGTAAGCGGGGTTTTGCCGTCTTTCCCCAGCACCGGATTACCCTCATCGTCCACCGCCACGGCCTCGCCGTCATCGTTCAGGGTGAAGGTGCCGCGTGCGCGCAGAATAATGTCGTCGGCCGCACCCGGCAGCGCACCGGTTTTCAGCGCAGCGCTGCGGATGGCATCGCCCAAGACGCGATCGCTGAACTTTCTGGTAAACGCTTCGGCCTTTTCCGCACGCTCGTTGGCGGCCTGGATCTGCTTTTCCACGTCGGCGCGCAGGCGCTCGGTGCGCTTGTTCAGCACATCGTCAATTTTTCCTTCGGCAATCAGCTTTGCCTCTTCGTCGTCGGAAAAGCGCTGCAGAATGGTTTTAACGGCGTCCGGATCGATACCGTCAAAACGCGCGAGGTTATCTTTTTGCTGCTTAATGGTTCCCAACAGTTCGCTGTTTTTGGTTTTCAGGCCGGTAACGACGCTGTTTACACGCGCATCAATGATCTGTTGAATTTCCGGCGTAATTTCTGGCTCACCACCTGATGGTGCGCCGCCGTCACCGTTCTCATCAGCTGCCGCGTAATATTTCAGGAACATATTTCTGAAAAGCATGTTTTCCCCTCGGGAATGGTCAGTTATCGGGCTTCGCCCATAAAAAAGCCCCGGCTTAGCCAGGGCTGCTGTTCGTTATGAAGACGTCAGTCGAGACCGGCGCGCTTAAACGCTGCGGCGTCCCGCTGGCGAAGCTCGTCCAGCGTCAGCCACCGGCCGTCTTCGGTATAAAAGAAAGTTTCAGTCCGCCGCTGCGAAGCAGTCTTCCACGCATTGGTCCGAGAATGTCATCCTGCCGGCTGGCACGCTGTCGAGCTATCCAGGCCGGATAGGTGACCGGCTTCGGTACCTCACCGCTGAGCGCGTCTTTTTCATCGCCGGTGAGGTCATCAGGTAGCAGGCCCATTTCCTGCCAGCTTCTGAATATCAGCGTGTAGGTGGAGCGGCAGTGAAAGTGCAGCCGCCCCGGTCCGTCTCCCCACGGTATACCGTGTTTTATGGGCTGATTATGCAGGGTGTAGGTCAGCGCATCACGGATCCGGCAAGGCGGCGAGGTTTTATTATCCAGGGTGGACAGCCACTGTTTGGCCTTGATCAGGTGATCGTTCGCCGTCGCCGTCTGCTCCCGCACGACTTCAGCTGCATGCGCCAGCGTGCTGTAACCGATGGCGGAGGCGTTGGCCCGGCTTTTATTCAGCGCGCCGTCCTGCCAGTTACGGGCCTTTGTGCCACGCACGTTTCTGACGGTCTGATCGGGCGCGTCACCCCTGCCCTGCCCGGTGCGTACCGTATTGACGATGCGCGCGAAGCGGTCGGCCTCAAGCTTATCGGTCCACTCCTTCAGCGCATAACCGTGAAAGGGTTCAGTCACGGCCCGCAAGTAGGCCTGCCCGGCATCGATTTTTTTCAGCAGCCCGCGCTGGCTCACCACCTCCGGCAGCAGGGACTTAATCAGGTCGAAGCCGAATCCGGTCTCATACTCCGTGAAATCTTTAAGCACCTGACCGAGCTCGCCGAAAAAGCGCGTCACCGCCTTACGGTTAATGTCCCTGACGGGAGCCAGCAGGCGGGACATTTTTTTAACGGAGAGGCTGCCTGCGGGTATATCTTCCAGCTCCACCAGCAGCCTAGCGGCCAGCTCTGCATCGTCAGCGCTGAGCGTGGCCACCAGCTTACTGACGACGCCCGCTTCATAGCGCGTCAGGTGAACCCGGTGTGCTATCTGCTCGTCACGCAGACGCTCATTTATCGTCGGCATAATTCAGTCCGGTAAAGGTGGGAGCCTTGTCCTTGAGAGCCTGAATAACGTCATCCAGATCGGCAGCAGGGTTGATGATGTCAAGCTTCTGGAATACCCGCACCAGATCGTCGTCGCGCATGGCGCCTGACTGCCAGGCACTGACAATGGCCGACACCATGCCGGAATCGGCCACGCGGGCGATAAACTCTTGATTCAGCGTGTAGCTCCAGCCGCCTGACGCATCACCGGCATAACGGGCGCACCAGTTCAGCGCCCGTGTGTAGGCCTCGGACACGTTAGCCACGCAGATGCTCAGTAAAGACGTTGCGGCACTCTGCTCACTGCTGGCCTGCGTGGTTGTTTTTACCGCTGAATTCTGCTCAATCAGCCTGGCACCCAGCGCAACCATATAGTCACGCTTGCTGTCCATCGCCTCTTTAGCCAGCATATTGGGCTGTGCCTGAGCGTAAGCGAAAGTGCCATCTTTCGGCAGCATCAGCGGATTGCGGGAGCCGACTTTAACACCTGACTTTTCCAGATGATCCCGCCATTCCGTGGTCAGGCCCGACATCCACGGCTGAACCTGCCCGCAGAACCACACGCTGTCTTCATAATCAGCGCTGTTGCGGTAGTGGCCGAGGTTGATTTCGGCCAGGGCGGCCAGCGGCGGCTCGTCCAGCGTCGGATCGTTATTCTGCGCACCAATAAAGGCAAATGGGATTTCATTCCACGGCTCAGCAGACGCAAACGCGCGCGGAATAATTTCCTCAGCAACGACATAAGGGCCGGTTTCTTCCGGGCCGGTGCGTTTCCAGATGCGGCAGACGAACGTGCCGTTTTCCAGCGCCAGCTCACGATACTGCACGCGCAGCTTAAACCCGAACCCGTCAGGCTCTTCAGTGACCTCGCGCAGCACCACCAGCACAAGGGATGTGCGCCCCTCAATAGTCTGTGTGCGCCAGTTGATGATGTCTTCAGCCCGGTAGCCCACGATAATTGGCCGGTTTTCTGCCGTGGCATAGTCCACATACAGTCCCTCGCGGCCCGCTTCAAGAATATTTTCCAGCACCACCTGCGACTGCTGATAAATGCTGGTTCCGGCCCCGTCCGCGTTATTGAGCAGGCAGGCCAGCTTATCCGGCGCGTTAATCGTGGGCACCTTACGAAAGGCCATGCCCAGCATGCCGATTTTGGTATTGACCGAAATGGGATAGAAAACGGCGCGGTCCAGGTAATCCTCATTGCGCCGCCTGTTGCGTGCGGAAAGGTCGGTCGGATCCAGCCGGGGGAGATACGCATGCCCGGCACTCTTGACCGCATCGGCCCCGCGACAGACTTCACGGATCATTTTCCACAGGGGCATCGCCGCCCTGTGCTCGGGGCGGACAAACGTAATGTCGTAGTTTTCGCTCATCAGAAAGTCGTATCCAGAGAGATGGAGAAGGCAGGTTTCACGATGGGGAACTGCTTCACAATGTAATAACCACCAGCGTCGTTGGGATGATCGTTGCCGGATTTTTTATCCGGCTCACCGTTATCACCCCATACCTGCTGTTCCAGCGACTCGGTGTAAACCGGGCAACGTTTCACGTTAACCTTATAGCGACGTTCGCCATTGCCGTTGCAGAGCATGGCGTTCATGGCATTAATGCGATCCTTAACCGGCGGGTTAGCCTCATCAACAATGACATGAAAACCTGCCTGTCTGAGCTGGGCGATATCAGTGGTGCTGGCGTTACTCGATTTCCGCGAGTCGCCTGATGCATCCGGGTAAATATAGATTTCACGCACCTTACGATAATCGTCGCCATCACAGAGCCAGAAACGCTCTTTAATTATGCGGATCATATCCGGTGTATCGTAAGCATTGATGATTTCACTCACTGCGCGCGGCAGACCCAAGCGAAGTACGTGGACGATACCTGCCATTTTCCCCACGTTGAAATCCATACCAATATAAAGTGGTTCGCCCGGCTGCTCTTCTTCTTCGCAGTTATTCAGTCTGCGATCAAACTGATGATAAATCGTGCCGCTGGTCAGGTTGGTGAAAAGCCCGCGCAGATACGCCTTAATCAGCTCAGACGGGTACGATTCCATCAGCGAGGGGATATAGTCCGGAGGGAGGTTTTTCTCGTTATCAAACGTCGAAGCCTGCACCAGCCCGTACAGGGTTGTCAGCGAGGGCTTGTTGCGTACAGCTTTTACAAATTGCTGATAAACGAATTTAAATCCTTCGGGTGTGGTCGTAACGTCAATGCCGTTCCGCAGGCCTGGTACTTTATAACGCATGCGGGCAATGATTTTTCGCCAGGCTAATTCCGCTTTTTTCGCGGGCATAACATCCAGCTCATCAATAAGCGCATTACCGATTTTGAAACCCACGATCGTCTGTGGTTTTTCCATCGATCGGCAAATCGTCGTGCCGCGGTACTGCCTGCCGACGTAGAAGTGCACCTCTTTATTACTTTCATTGATTTCAACGCGCATTCCCCAGTCAAAGGCAACCTCCTCAACCGTCGGATAAAAAATGTCGCGGATCTGTGGATAAGTGGGTGCAAAATATCCCTGATTGATGCGGGGGTGCTCCCACATTTCTTTACAGATACCACCACATCCCACCCACGTTTTACCGGAGCCAAATCCGGCAACGTATGCCCTGAACTTGTGAGGCATGGCAAGAAATCGCGCCTGAGGAATATTAAGTGTCGGTGAGATCCCCATCATCGTCATTCCTTACGCGGGCATCCACGACGTTAATATTAATGGCCACTGGTACCGGCTCGCTGTCCTCCGGTTCTGAAGACATTTCCCTGCGCAGTTTTTCAACTTCAAGCTGACGCCGCTCTATTTCAATCTGCTGCAGGCGCTGAGCATATTCGCTCTCAGCTAAATAACTGATCCTAATACCGCTACACTTTAGCCAGCCCATGTTTCCCCCGGGGAATGGGCTGACGGTATTCATAAAGTGATGGACCTTTTTCAACAGTTGCCACATTGAACTGCACTGGTGATTTCGGGTTATTGTCTCATGAAGCGCCTGCCACAACCGTTCGACATGATTGACCCACGGCGAGTAAATCGGCTGGTAAATGACCCTGAACTTTGGGTTTGCTTTCAGCCAGCGCAACGTTTCACGGCTTTTGTGGATGATGTAGTTATCTACAATGAGCGTAATCGTTTTTGCACGCCGGTATGTCGCCTTCAGATGTTTTAACAGTCTGATAAATAAGGATGAACCTTTACTGTTTCCACCAACGTAGCTGACTTTTCCCGTACCGCTGTGCAGCGCACCGGCAAGATAGTACTTTTCATTCTGGCCCGGAGTGACAACTCGTTTTTGCTGCCCGCGTAACTGCCAGTCAGCACCGATTTTCGGGTTGAGATGAATATCCACTTCATCTTCGTAAAACACGGGGTTTTCCGCACTACATTTCGCCAGTGCTTCATGGATAGCGACCATTTTTTCTTCTTTGTGTGGGTCACGGATACGCAGTGTCGGCGCGGCTCTCCGCCATACCAGGCCGGCAGCAGGTAACCATCGCCGGATGGTTGAAGCATGTAGCGGACAACCGGTGATATCACGGATTTTTATCGCCAGAAGTTCGGTGCTCCAGCGGGAACGCTGATAACCAAAATCGCCGGGAGAATGCTTAACAAGCTCACGCAGCAATGCGCAAATATGTTCGAACGGCCAGCGCCTCCCGCGTCCTGACGGTAATGACTTCAGGCCTTCAGCACCAGACAGAGTGAACCAGTTAATCCAGCGACCAATCGATGAGCGGGCACAGCAGAGTGTTCTGGCAACATGACTGACGGTGTCACCACGATGCAGCATCAGCATGGCGGTGAGCCGCCGGGCGTGGTTTTTGTCCTTTGTTTTATGGATAGTTTTCTGCATCAGGCGTCGTTCGGTTCTGGGTATTGGTGCTATGATCGACATTGCTCAGTCCGGCTGGTGATTTGGGATATTCAGCGATTGATCAGATCGCATAAACCGGACTGAGTTCCCTCTAAGTGATCTACTATTCCGAGCAGTTATTTAGCCCGAGACGCTTCATAACTGCCTCAAACATCCGCTCTCTGTTGATTGTGGATATTTCCACACCGCCCTTGGTAATTTTCGTACCGGCATAAGCAAGTAGCCCAACTGAAGACAGCTTTGTTGAGTCCTGCATGACTGCGCGGCCTATACCTTCACCGTTGCACCGTGGACATTCAGGATTAGGATCGTGCGTGTGGTCGTAGCCGTACCCACCTGCATCCCGAGGCTCTTTTCGTTTCCGCTCAAGTGCCTCATAGCACTTCTCTTCAAACTCAACGGCATCACGCACTGGTACTGATGGCCAAAGCCCCAACAGTACCGACATGCGCCACGACGATATTGCGAGATTTCGTTGGCATCGAAGGTGGCAAGCTGCCAGGCCTTTTCCAGCACCTCATCAGCCGACCCAAGCGTGCGCATAATTGAGGCTTTTTGCTGCTGCGCAATTGACTGCGCAACTGAAGTTTTCTGAAGCAACTGATAGCCAATTTGTTCTGCGCTTTTTTTACTGTAGCCAGCGCGTAAAGCAGCCTGCGTGGCATTGCTATCTTTGAGATATTCCGCAACGAAAAGGCGTTGCTGGTCAGTAAGTCCATTACCATGGATAAGCTTTTCTGCGCATTTATCTGTATGCGCAGTGCGCAGTCTTTTCTGCGCATTTTTTTGCGTACTTTGCGCAGATGGCTTTTTTACGTAGCGACGCGCTGATACATAATTAAGCCCCTGCGCCTCACACCAGTCTTTCGGGGAGATACCGGTTTTTGCATGTGCGGACAGGAACCGTTGCTGAAGTTCGCCCCAGTCCGGTTTTGCCATTGATTAACTCTCCGTTGAAGAAGGGTAATTCAGAATGCCTGCACTTTTTTTTAAGGGCACCTGCCATGTTTAAAGTTCTGATAATCAGCTGCTGCCTGCTTATCGCAGGTTGCAGTGCGCTTTCTCATCAACGGAACGATCATACTGAGTATGAAAACTCCCCGCCTGAATGTACTTCTCATGGCGATGAGCTGGACTGCTGCTGGGAGGTTCCTGACAACCTGCCCCCGGTCAATTAATCTGTGACGCACTGTGCGTTTAATTAATAACCAGTACAGAGCAACGCCCCGCGCCGGAAATTACACCGCCGGGGAAATATTAAAAATCGCAGGATCTGCTCATCGTTCCTGTCAGGAATAACCAAGGAAACTGCTGCAGATATGCTGATACTCCGCGGGGCGGACGGTCACTGTACGGCCAGAGCGGTGAACAGCAGTGTAGGTGTAATAAGACGTGCCGTTATAAAACTTTGAAAGGGTCCAGCCGTTATCGGCGGCAATCTGATCAATCTCTGTAACATAGTGAGTACAAATACAGGCTAAAATACTGGTCCAAGGAGTGGGTCTTCGTGCAATGATCTCAATGAGGTGTGTGTAAGCCGCATAACGTATCAGCCATAATTTTTCCTTAGGCCCCTTCTTCGATATCATGACATTTCCCTGGAAAGATGATAATTGCTCAACAGTATAGTTAACATGCGGAACTACACAATAAGTTCATGCGCGACGCCGGAAGGCATAACTGCCTATACCCTCTCTGCCAAGTTCAGTTTCTGCGGTGTTGTGCTCAGTACAGTCAAAGACCCGGCCGCCAAACCAGCGCAGCAGGCCGTCATGAGTCCAGTACCAGATATGCTCCGTCTTACGGAAATGGCGTGATTTCAGGATAGCATCTCCATCGGCAAAAATCGGCACCGACACGAATACCCACTTTTCAGCTTTTGCTACGGCAACGTCCGGGCGGTCAATGTGCTCCACCGCGTCCCACAGGGAAAGTGCCGGGTAGCGTTCGGCGTACAAATCAGCCCACAGACCTCGCTGTTTCAGCCAATCAACCCCGGCGGGATTCACGTCATAGCCGCGGGTATTGGGCCGGGCCTCAACGAACTGGCCGGCACCGATGCCGACATCCACCAGCGGTCCATCATAATGGCGCGCCACCAGCTGAATGCGGGCCTGCGTCAACGCATGCCCCATCGGCGTGTCGGCCATCTGCTGATAGCGGGAAAAATAGTGTTCGTCATACGGGCGGTTTTGCGGTACCGGAAAATACCCCATGCCCAGCGCGGGCAGCCAGACCAGCCCGTGTTTCAGTTCGTCAAAGAACGATTCCATGCAGCCACTCGTGAAGTTTGTCGTCAAAATTGCTTATGCGCCGGTCACAGTCGTGATCTGCCCGCATGCAGCGGCAGTAGTTATCGGGCATCGCCCAGCGGGTGTGGGATAAATCCATTGCCGGATCCGTTACAATTTCCGGCGCGTTATGCCCGCCACGACCGCCCGCTACCACAAACAGCGGTGTCTGATACGCGATAGCCATAGGAACCGAAAACCCTACCGGAGTGACCACGCAGGCGGCACGCACGTAAAGGCTGCACAGCTGCGTCAGCGTCAGCTCGCCGTGGTGAAGTTTTAAATCAGCCGCGGGTTCGTCGCCTATTATCCATTCCATGCCGGGAACGGTATCGGCCACGCTTACCACGAAAAAGTGCTGGCGCAGCCGCTGTGCGGCGCGTACCAGATACTCAGGATTGGGATTACGTGAAGCGCTGGCCCACTCTGTGCGCACGGTTGAAGGCCGGATGACCGCAACGGATCTGTCTGTCGGTATGGACGGGTGCAGATCGTTAAACTGCGGCAGGTCAAACTGCAGCGGGCCGTTCACGCCAAACTGACGCCGGAACGCCGGGATAATGCCGCCAGCAGACAAATCAGTCGGGCCGTATCCGATGCGCTTTCTGACGCCACCGCGTGGTACCGGATGGAAGACATAGCGCGACCGGAGTTCGTTTTTCTCCTGGGTGCGCAGGTGCGTACCGCTGCGGACGCATTTCACATTGAGGCCGCGATACAGTTCCGGCCAGCAGGTCCGCACATATGCGCCGGGGAAGTGGCGCAGGAACGGGCGCTGGTAGATGGAATCACCCAAGCCCAGCATTCCTTCAAAATAATACGTTGTCACAGCACGTCCTCAGGTCGGGCTCGCGGAAAACAGGTCAGCACCGTGTGGCGCGAGCAGTTGATGATGCTGACCGACTGAAGGCTGTCCGCCAGACGCTGAAACTCACCCTGCCAGCGCCGGGTGCTTTCGGCGTCAGGATTTTTAAGCCCGTCAGGGTGATCCCCATGCCAGTGCGTGCCGTATTCCAGCGAGCAGTCGTAGCCCAGCAGGATGATTCGCTCAGCGCCCAGATGGACAGCAAGTTGAATGGCACGCTGGCCGGAGTTGAAAGAGTCGCTGTCGGACGGCCGGAACAGATTAATGTCGTAGCGCAGATGCGCCCGCCCGCTGACCGTCCAGCGTTGCGCATCTGTAGCGAGTGCGGCGTGGTGCCTGTCCCACCAACTACAGTCGGCAGCAAAGAGATAATGGCATGCGGGGATCAACTGCCAGCTGGAGTTAACGGCGATAACGGGGTGAACTGAGTTTACGGCAAGATCACAGTCAGAGCGCGTCAGCGATGGACCGCTGGCAATGCAGATTACAGAATTCATTAAAGACGGTCCGTTGTGCCTGGGTTTAAACAAAATGCGCATAAATGAGATCTGTTATCATCTTCAATTCTGACCCGGGAGGCATTCAGTTTGGTTTCCCACACAAAAAAACACCGCCGCAGATTACTGCGCGCATTAGCAAAAAGCAGAAACTTTCTTTTACTTTCAGGAACAGAGCATTGCCCCGTCCGGCAGAAATACATTTCCACAACGTCGGATAACGTTCCTGTCATCATTCATGTTATTGATTCTGATGATGCGGACGGTTAACGACTGAATTCAGGCGCGAGGCTGTCGCTATCGCAGGCGCGCCGTCAGTGCCTGCTTTAACACTTACTGACTGGTTTCCTCATCGTGGCCGAGAATATCCGCCAGTGCGGTATCCACCGCCGAGTCAATCTGGGTATCAAGGTCAGCTTTAATCTGAGTTTTCAATGCAGTAGTGACTGCATCGGATTTCAGCGCATTTTTTACCAGTGTGTCAGTGACGATATCTTTTACTTCTGCCATTTCAGGCTCCTTTTGAGTTTTGCGGCTGAACAGCCAGTCTTTTATCCACATGGTTATAGCCTGTGGTCACGATTGATATTGTCGAGGAATGTATAAAACGCAGATGTAGCAGAGCCAATAAAAAAAGCGGCACATGGCCGCTTTAATACGAAGACGTTGGATTAGCTGTCAATTACTGATCTCACTTTTACTGACCTGATAAACGCTTACGCCTGTTAGAGAACACTCATCAGTTGAAGCATCATTTTTAGTGATAATCTCATAAGATTTCCCAGCCTTGTCATAGAAAACAAAGTGATAAACCTCCGTCCATACGCCCTGCTTCTTCTTTTCCGCAGCAAGTAAATGTACTTTTGTTTTCGACTCATCCAACTGACTTATATCAACCTCTTTTTGATTCTTGAGCCATACTTCGGCCATGTTTTTTGGCCAGGATGAACATCCTGGAGCTGCAGCCAGAACACTAAGCGGAAACAAAGTTACTAAAGCCAGTAAAATCTTCTTCATTCAATCACCTCCAGATTTCTGTCGCCGCTGCTCCAGACAGAATGACGAACATTTAAAGGCATAATAATGCAGCCATTAGAAGCTTCACCGGGATGCGCAGTGCTGTCACCATGAATTAAGAAGCCGGAACGGCCATACATTATGTTTGATGCGGCAGGCGTCAGACGCATTGAATAGGCTCCTGTGTGAGGATGTTTGAATGGCGCTCCTATTGTGTATTTTCCTCTCGGCAGAGGACCAATATCGGCTGTTCCCTGCATAGTTGGGGCGTTCTTTCCTGCTCCTACTCCCGCATAGCCATTACCAATCAATTTGTTATTACGAAAAAGTTTTCCTGAGCTTTGATGATAAATCCAGGTCATATTCCTTATTCCTATAGGATCACATGCAACTCAGATTCTAGTTAGTTAAAAACCTAAAAAGAAATTTTTCCGCACAATGTGTTTTCTGGACAGTATTAACTACATGCTCTCAATCTCGATTGGTGACAATCTGTCTTATATAGTCCTGAAGATAGCTTATTTTTTGTTGGTCGCTGATGATGCCTGCTCGGATATCAAGAATGTTTTGTCGAGAATCTGAAGAGAATTCGACGGCGGCTGCATAGCCCAGGCTGCGGGTTGCTGACGCTGAGCCGGTACCGGACACGGGGCATTTTGCGTGGACGTACATGCGGCGAGTACCATCGGCAAGCTGACGGCTAAGAGCATCATTCTGAGATTCGGCAGCACTGAGCGCCTCCGTGTGGGTTTTATCGAGTGCGGCCAGTTTCTGCTGGCGCTCCTGAATGTCGGTAATGGTGTCGAACTGTTGCCTCGTAATCTGATATGCAGCACGATAATCCTTTCGCCAGGCGACGGCTTTATCGTGATAGTGGTCAGCGGCCCAGCCCAGAGAGAGAACAGCGACTGCCAGTGCAGCAATAAGGTATTTATTCATACCTTGAGCGCCACCAGCGCAACCTGATATCTGGCTTTCCGATCCTCAAGGCCATTGGCACCGCCATTAATAATCTTCGTGATCGCCTCAATATCACCACCATGCTTCAGGCAACCCTTTGAGGCGTAAAACCATGCAGCCGAACGGGCGGCATACTCATCCTGTTCCAGCAATTGCGGAATTAACAGCAAATCGGCACCCAGACCAGCACCACAATCCCGGTAATTGTCGTGGCCGGTGATCTGTATCAGGCCACGGCCACGATAATTCCAGCCGTCATTTGATCCCGGATAACCGTTACCCATTCGGTTTGCATAGACAATATTTGCTATTGCCTGCTGGTTAGCTGCGTGTTCAGTGGTGCGTCCGTATTTCTGAGCGCTTTCTGCGTCGAAATATTTCCCAAACGTAGCCAGCAAACCATCAGCCGAATAATTCAGATTCTCGACAATGCGGGTGAAACCACCGGACTCATGCCCTACCTGAGCGATAAACTTTGCCTGATCGTCAGCGGAGGTAATGCCAAACTCAGTCATTGCCGCATCAATTGGCTGAAACCAACGCGCAGCTAATTCGGCGCTGATATTAGCCGCCTTCTGAAACTGTGATTTATTCATTCGCTTTTCTCTGTGCTGATGCCGGTACGCTTGGTAAATAACGCCACGGCACTATCACGCATTCGGTCAGCGCCAATAAAACCAATCATGCCGCCAACGAATGCGCCGGAATTTGCAGGAAGGCCCAAATATTCCAGAATCGCTGATACTGCTAACGCTGCAATTCCGCATACTAACGCCCCGGTAGCTGTATAGATTTTGGGCTTTCCAGCCCTGATATCCATTAATGCCGAAATCCCTAAAGCCGTCAGCCCGGCATAAACCGACGGCAGGTATACAGCCAACCATTTCATTGTTTGCTCAATTATTCCGTGTTTTTCCATAGTCACCTCTGGAACGGGGCGCCGTGTGAGAATAAAAAATCCCCGAATATCCAGGAGCGGCAAAGGGGAAAGGCGTTTCACTAAATTGACCTGTTAGCGGCCTTAATATGAGAAAGCCCCTGCGAGTGCAGAGGCCTTAAAAAAATAAAACCCCACCGAAGTGAGGTTTCTTAAATAGTGGGGCGGCTTTGTTGAATAATAGGTAATCATTCTGTTTTGTCTGCACTGTTTTGGTAGAAAACGCTGATGCCAGACAGAACACCGTCATACGCAAGCATGTAACGCATTGATTTTATGTTATCTGAAACAACCGTTTTCATAGTACCACAGCATAAAATCCATTTATTCAACAAAGCCACTCATCCCTTGTGAGAGCTAAAAGCGGCATTGCTAATCTCCTATAAATGATACAGATGAAGGCGGTATTAACCGATCTGCTTAACGTGCCAGAAAATTTTATCAGCGTAGAGCTCATAACCTTTACGCTGATCTTCCAGCCAGTCATGTTTGTTGTACACCGCCATTACCCCGCCAAGTTCGTGCCCCAACATCTTTTCGGTGACATGGGGCAATATCCCTTCCTCTGACAGATTCGTTACCAGGGTGCGCCTGAAATCATGCGTACGCCATTCGGGAATATCGATTTTGCTTCTCAGTTTTCGCATGTACAGATTGCACGATGAGCGATCTATTGCTGTGTCCAGTTCCTGACCGGGAAACATAACCGGATTTTTCATTGCAAGCAGCCTTTCAACATAAGGTTGTATCTGTTCGAAAATGGGACGCCTGATGATGTTACCCATCTTCGAATGCTCTGCTGGCGTCGTCCAGATAAGATCATCCATGTTGAATTCAGCGGGGGTAGACAGCCGCAGTTCTGAAAGGCGGGCGCCCCAAAGCAACAACATCTGGTGAAGAATTTTATTAGAAGAAAAGACTTTATTATTTTCCAGCGCCAGCCAGATTTTCGCCAGTTCGTTATAGGTGAGAACGCGCTCGCCGGTATCAGGTTTTTTTCCGATATTTTTAACGCTCAGTTTAAGCACTTCACAGGAGGGAATAAGCTGGCGGCTGATGCACCAGTTCATGACTGATCGGAGTTGCAGAAGCAGTACCCTGGCTTTCTTCTTATTGGTCTGTTCCTGCTTATCGAAAAATTGCACCCAAAGCGACACAGGGATGTTTGCTACCGGCACATCCTTAAATTGTGTGTACATGGTGTTGTACACAACTGACTTGTACAGGATGCGTGTGTTTTCCTTTAGCCCGGTAACGTACTTGTTCCACCACTCATCGAGGCAGTCTTGTAGCGTCAGTTCCCCGCTGCTGCCGACCAAATAAGTTTTGGGGTTAACCCCCTTCATGTACAATGCCCGCATTTCGCCGACCGCTACGCGAGCCTCTTTGAGAGACATAGCAGGATAGCGGCCAAGCGTGATGCGTACAGGCTTATTTTGCCAGCGGTAGCGATACTGAAAAGCGATGGTACCATTAGGCGTAATGCGCGCACTCAGGCCGTCAGCGTCGGTCACCTCTGCCGGGCCGCTGTAGGGCTTGCCGTTTATGCTGCGCAGTTTGGTATCGCTGAGGGCCATCGTTATATTTCCTGTACACATCCGATAGCTGTCATTCTGTACTCAATGTGTACGCAATGGCAAGTGAACGAAGTGATATTAAAGTGAAACACAGGCGGGCAAGTCGAAACAAAAAGGAACGTAAGACTTGAGAAAAACAGAGGGTTTGCGGTAGGATAGAAACACTCGCGAACTGTTCAAAACAGCACCGAACGACGTCCTCTTAGTTAAATGGATATAACGAGCCCCTCCTAAGGGCTAGTTGCAGGTTCGATTCCTGCAGGGGACGCCATTACACTGTTCGCCAGCATCCGCAGAAGTTCGTTAAATCCCCGCCAAATCAGCAATCACAGGTAATTACTGTTCGCTAACGTTCGCTTTAGATCGTTGACAGCCGCACTGTTTAGCGGGTAAAAAACGGGTAAAGCATTTTACCCACCGGAATTTTACCCATGCTCACGGTCAAACCGATTGAAGCAGCAAAGCCAAAAGACAAGCCCTACCGCCTGCTTGATAGCAACGGGCTGTACCTTTACATACCTGCTTCCGGGAAAAAAGTGTGGCAGCTACGCTTTAAACTGGACGGTAAAGAGAAAATTTTAACCGTGGGTAAATATCCTCATGTGTCTTTGCAGGAGGCTCGCGACAAAGCCTGGCAGGCAAGAAAAGATGTGGCAGATGGTATAGATCCGGTAAGGACCAAAAAAAGGAGCGAGAAGGATAACTCATTCTCGGTGATCTATAAGGAATGGTACGCCCATAAGCGTCAGGTATGGTCTGAAGGGTACGCGACTGAATTACAGCGGATGTTTGAAACTGATATTCTCCCGCTCATAGGGGCGATGGAGATGGACGAAATCGAGCCGATGGCTCTTTTGTCTGTTGTGAGGAGGATTGAAGAGCGTGGGGCCATGGAGAGAGCAAACAAGGCCCGGCGTCGTTGTGGTGAGGTTTTTCGTTACGCCATCGTAACAGGAAGAGCAAAGTATAACCCCGCTCCCGATCTCGCTGATGCCATGAAGGGATACAGGAAGAAGAATTTCCCGTTCCTTCCGGCTGATCAGGTCCCGGCATTCAACCAGGCCTTAGCGGGATATTCAGGCAGCATAGTTTCGAAGGTTGCAACGATGGTTTTGCAATACACAGCCCTGAGAACAAAAGAGCTAAGATCTATGCGATGGTCTGACGTCGATTTCGCTACTGGGCTAATTACAATTGACGAATCAGTCATGAAAAGCCGTAAACCGCATATCGTCCCTATGTCGCGCCAAGTAACTGAACTTCTTAAGACATTAAAGCCGGTCACTGAACCAGTATCGCAGTTCGTATTTGCAGGAAGAAACGATAAAAGGAAGTCGATTAGTGAAAACGCCGTTCTGCTGGTCATTCGCCAAATCGGATATGAGGGACTGGCGAGCGGCCACGGCTTCCGCCATCAATTCAGCACCATTTTACACGAGCATGAATGGCCTTCTGAGGCGATAGAGCGCCAGCTTGCCCACACAGACAAGCACTCAGTTCGCGGGATCTATAACCACGCCCAATATCTGGATAAAAGGCGTGAGATGATGCAGTGGTGGGCTGACTGGGTAGACGGCAACGTCACATGATGTAAGAAAAGGGATGGCGATTTACCATATAAGACACAAATCTTGGACATCGCCATAATGAGATTAAGCCGCTGGTGGCGTAGGCCAAGTGATATCCGGTGCGGTAGAGGTATCCACTGCTTTCACAGCTTTGGTGTAATTCATCCACTCAATCAGACTCACTTTATCTTCGTCACCGATAATCCCCAGCGCCAATTCTGTTTTCCAGTCGCTTGTCACCTCTGCGGCATTATCAAGTAATGCCTGCTTTTGCTGGTTCGCCGCTTCTACATCGGCAGCATGCTGGGCATCGGTATCAGTCACCCACTTTTTCCCGTCCCACTTTTGGTATGGGCCTGAAGGTGCAATGCTGGTGTAACCGGCCTTAATGGGGCCTATATAATCAACAGTAGAAACTGAGCCATCAGCGGTTGAATAAACCGTATCCCCCCGATGGTCTTCATTCTGCACCCATTCACCATTACTAAAAACCGCAATCTTTCCTGTCACTTCTTCACCAGGGTCAATATCTGTGGAGTGACCGGGCATACTCACCCCGACATTTATATATTCGTCTGACCACCCCATATATTCCGAAGTTACCGGGTCGTAATAAAAACAACGGATCTCCCCCGGCTGTGTTGCCAGCCCCTTATCATCAAAAACAGGTTTCATTATTTTGCCCTTACCAGGAAGTTAAATGCGATGTTACGTGGACGGTTTTCTGATGCCGTAGGAACCTGCAATGAAGCATCAAATTTGATACCAAGGTTCCCTGTAATCGCTGTACTCTGAGCGGTTGTTGCACCGCGACCGCCGCCGTTGATCACCTGTGGTGCCATTGCGCCGCTATAGTTCACATTTGGCAACCAGCCAAACCCAGAATCAGGCTGCTGCGATAGAGCAGAAGTGCCGGTAATATTCCGAATCGCATCTCCCTGCGCACTCAAAAGTGCACGCCCACTGTCAACACCACGCCCATCATCCCAGATTCGAGGGAATTCACCGCGAGCCTCGGTCAGGGTCAGGCTGGGAATCACAAGCGCCAGTTTGGGGTATGTCGTCGCCGAGAATGTCGCACCATTGAACTTCAAAAACACCATGTCGGCCCATTCAGTCATAACCGTATTAGGCATCGCTGAGGACGGCCAGAAGAATGGAATCCCGATTGCTGGAGCGCCAGCCCCTAAACGGAGGTTTGTGGTTAGTGCGTTCGTGAACTTGGTCACCAGCCCGTTAACGTCTGCATTATCCAGGGCGTCCGCCCCGGAGTTTGCAATAAACTGCCCAATCAGCGCGCCAATGGTCGTCGCCTGGCGAATGGCTTTGTTTACCTGAGCGCTGGATGCTTTACCCGCAGTAAACCCGGACAGCAAAGCCGGAAGCGCCTCCCAGTCAGCCTGTGACATGACGTTAGCGTTAGGATCAAGCGCAAACGCTTTAAAGTTATTTGTTGCCATTAGAGTAAAGTCCCCCATGCTCCTACATCGAACCCGGCGATGTATTCGTTATCCATATCAAAACCAAAGAATTTAGAACCCTCGGAAGGTGTTTCTACCGAAGGCGTTTCAACATCACCAGCCCATACGCCAGCTGCTTTAACGGTCAGATAGCCCTGTTTGATAGCGGCGATCAGTTCGAGCGACACATCAGCAATATCAGTCTCGGGGAATACCCAGACCGAAATCGTCATGTCCTGGTTGTCGACGATCTGCATCTTCAGGCCAGAGCCAGCAGTTGCAGCGTCCAGAATGGGAGGCAGCGAGTCGTTCCGCCCGTCCCAGTTGTTGATAGCGATCTTCGCTTTCAGAATGATGCGGTAGGTATCATCGCTTAGCGACGTATAGCCCGAATCCGGGTCATACGGTCCCTGCCATACGCCCTGGTCATATCCAAGCCCTTCAGTATCCCAACTGAAATAAACGCCGGTGATCGGTTGGCTGACTATGCGACTTCGCCCAATCCAGAGTCCGAGCGTGTCGAGCTGCACACCGACCGCCGTATCGATATCGAAGGCTGTTACAAGCCCTGACATAGTGCTGGACACATCAATCAGCGGGCGGGTGCTCAGATCTATATGGTCAAAAAAGAGTGGCTTGGTAGCGTGGTAGTTAGTGATCAGTTCGGTGTATTTGCTCATGAGGTCACCGTGATACTGATATTCGCGGTGCTACAGGACGCAGAAGCATCATAGGCAATATCAATATTTGATGCCGATACGCTGCCAGACGACTTACCGATCAGCAGTTCGGTAATATCGTAATAGCGGGCATTCCCGCCGCTCACGACGCCAAGGTTTGCCGGGGAATAAATGCGGCTCAGCAGAACGTCGTCGCCAATTGTCAGGCCATTTATATAATCGGCAACAGCCTGTTTGATCTGCTCGCCGATTTGAGAGGTATACCCGGTAAAAACTTTCAGGCTAATGGCTACGTAAATTGGCACATCGGTAGAGCGTGAAAAACTGATCACGTGAGGGTTACCGTAAGTATCCGGCACCGTAACAGAAGTTTTACCGTAAGTTGCGGTTCCCTGTCCTTTATTCCCCCTGATGGTCTGGGCTATTTCGGTAACATCTCCACCATCGACGATAGCGGAAATCGAGTGCGGTGGCAGCCCGTTGCTGTCGGTTGCTCCTGTGTCGTTCTCGTACAGCTTGTGACGTGTCACGCCCGCAACATTAGCGATTGCACCGTCAACGCCTTCAAACGGTGTGATCGATGGTAGCGCGACGCTCTGGTCCTGCCGTATGCGCAGCTCTGCGTCGGTTTCGGCTGGTGAACCGACAGTAGCCGCAGCCGGGTTGGTTACCGACACCCAGCCGCGAGTCGGTGTGTTAATAGTGGTGATAGTCCCGGCCATCGCCGCAACCGAACCGCTATTCGCGCATGTGCCCGTCACCAGCACAGTACCATCAACGCCGATCGCTACACTCGCAGGAAAATTCCAGATAATGCCGTTTTTATCCCGGGCGGAGCCGTTCGTGATAGTCGTGCCCGCCGTACCGGTTAACAGAAGGTCAGCAGTAGAGTTTGTCGCTACTTTTCGCGTGATCCCGTTAATTTTCACATTGCTGCTAAGCGCTGCGGCCTGCGCTGTCGTCGGTGAAAACGAGTTATAGATCTCGATAGCGGTGTTGTTAGCGTCATGCACGGCAAGAGCCACCAGCGCGACCATTTGCCCGTCTTTGCTGTCTGGTTCGAGGTAGGCATCACTACCGTAAATCTGCCTGAAATAGCTGGTCAGTGTATCAAGGATTGTCTGGTAATCAGGCGCACTAATCCCCTGGGCGGTTACCGTTGCCGATAGCCCCAGCGTGTCGAGGTTCAAAGCCATTTATGCCTCGCTTGTTAAAGTCGTCTGGCCGTAGATTGTGTCAATGGAGGAAGTGAAGTTGACGCGGCGGCTGGTGCCGTCATAATTGGTATCGAAGGAAAGAATAGACAGAACGCCCGGCGTGTCCTGTATGCGTTCGCGTATAGCCAGGATGTAGACGTCTGATCGCTGTTTACCAAGCACCGACTGAACATACGGGGTGCCTTCAGTCAGGTCGAGAAACCACTGACCGCGCCACAGTTCGAAACGGGTTTTCACGGCCTGGGCGACGCACTCCGGACTGTCGATAAGGAAAGTATCGTCACCCTGTCCGAAAGTGTAATCGCCGTCAGCATCTTCGCGACGGTATCGCATAAATCACCACCAGCGTATAGCGCTAATAACGCTTGATAGGCCGAATAAAAAGAACACGGCCCAGATGAGGAAGAATTTCCAGTTGGGTAGTTTTTCGCCCATGACTCGCAACTCCCGTATCAGTTTGCTAAAATCAATCACATATTCTCCCTTGCCATCCTCAAGGTGCAGAAAGTAAAAAGCCCCGAAGTGTTAGCGCACCCGGGGCTTTTGTCTGTTTGGTAGTTTTTAATTAGGCGCGGCAGTATTACCACTGCCAGTCTGCACGCCGCCGTGAGTGTGCGTCGTCAGGCTCTTGCCGCCTGCTTTTACGTCATTCGTTACCGTCACCGGTCCGAGCATCGTCGCCGTACCTCCGCTTTCGCCCATTCCCTGAGACAGATTGCCGTTAATAGTTACGTTGCCGTTCAGCGTTATGGTTGGGGATGTAATTGTCGTTCCACCTTCAGCCGTAGCAGTAAGCTGGCCCGGCGTTTTAACGGTGATGTTATGTCCTGCTGCGACCTCTACGAACGCCGCACCATCATCGGTGCGCAGCTGCGCGGCGCTGGTACTGATACCGCTGATTTTCTGCGCTTGCGACTGCGGGCCAACGATGGCGAACGCATCAGATAAATCATGCTGGCGCGGGTCGACGGTCTCCTGAACTCCGCCACTCTGCCACCAAAAATCGATGCAACGGTCGGCAAAGATCAGCAGGCATTCGTCGCCTTCCTTAACCGGAAAGGTCAGCGTGCAACCGCCGCCGCGCGGGAAGATGACCGGCACATCCACCAGCGGTTTTAATTCGGTGGAGCCATCGCCAACGACACCGCGAAGCGCCACCTCTACCGTGCAGGTAACAGAGTCAGGGTCGAACGACTGAATGATGCCGGGCATCGCTACGCGCATCTGGGTAGACACCGAATCAGCAATGGCCTGCGCGGTCTGCTGCTCGCCGCCGATCTGTGATTGAGTTGGAATTGGCATAAAAACCCCATAAAAAACCCGCTCGACGGCGGGTTATAATTTTGCTTCTGGATAACATCTACAGCGACCATCAGGACAACACTTTCCCTCTCCGGGATGACCACCTTTAGGCGGCTTACTCCACGAAAATGTTTTCCCATTATTTTTAGCGCATTCAGCACACTCGTCACCATCCTCGCAGGAGCGCCAAATATAACGTTTAATACCCAAGCGAGATTGCTTTATCCTCTCTGCCTCGGAGTGACGACGGCTATTTTCGGCGAGGTGTTCAGCATAGCGCGAGTTATCCTTCTCAATTTCTTCTTTGCTTCGCCGCTTCCCATTTGCTGGCTTTGATTTTTGGTAAGCAACCCGTTTATTTCGATTGTATGATTTAATAATTGCGTCTTCATTTCTGCGTTTTTTAAATTTTAAATATTTAACAAATGCAAAAACAATCACGAATAAAATAATAATATATGCAGGTTCCATTATTTAACCTTTACACAATCATAAGTTGCATATTGTCTTGGTGCATCCATGCTGGCTTGCAGCCACTGAGCATTGAGGATAGCTTTTCCGTTTCGCTTGATGTACTCAAGACCAACCCATCGCCCCGGTTGGTTTGTAGCCATACGCCAATCCATTTTTATATTGTCGTAGTCTTCTTTTTGTTTCAGAAATGTCAATTTCTGATACTCGGGCTTTGCTCCATTTATGCGAGGAAAGCCGTCATTAGTACCACTCGTTGAGAAAGTGAAATCACCGCACTTCATATAGACTTTTCCTGCTGCATTTGCACCAGAAGCAGCTGTTAAGCAAATTAAGCCAGAAAATATTCCTGAGATTATCCTTTTCATTAGGCACCCGTTTTCATCAAAGTCGAATCATTAATCAGGGTAGAAGCCCCACGCGCAAAACACATCAAATCCATGTACCACGCCTGACCTCTGGTGTCGCCAGTATAGTCGATAGCTTTGACGATATAAACGCCATCCGTCGCAATGCTGGCAGCCTGTGACGTCGTACCTGTCAGCACGCGGTTGCCGTTCTCTTCCGTCTCGGTGATGCGCCCCGGCGACTGTGCGATTTCGCTATTACCGAGCGCGGCGCGATACACCGAAGCCTGATCGAGCTGGATAAGGCCATTGATGCGGATGTTGGGATTTATCAGGCACCGCACGTTTACGCCGCCGCCCATCGTCTGTTGCGGCATACCGATCAGGCCAGTATCGGCATTCAACACGATGGCTTCGTGAATATATTTATCCTCCGGCACCATCTGAACCTGACCATCCACCAGCTGCCATGTCGCTTTGCACTGCGCAGCAATATTATCCATCACGTTCCGGGTGGATGAGTAAATCGCGCGGCCACGAGGAAACACGGTATCAGGAAAGTCGCCAGTAATGCCCTGCGTCACGCCGAACGCGTTGAAATCCTGCATCGTCGCCCGGTGCAGATCCGCAACGGTATAGCCAGCGGCAAGCGTGGTGATGGTGGTCGCATAAAGGAACGCTTCGTGATCACCAATAGCCTGAATCAACACCCAGGAATCGGTAATGTTGTCCTTCCCGGTGACGGTGAAGCGAATATCACCGTCAAAAATCAGGCCGTAGTTCTGACCATTCACCTGCCCTATCTGGTCTGGTGAAATCTCCCGGGCGACACCAACCTGGCTCGCATCAACTTCCGGCGCTATACCGTCATATCCGGCAATGATGCGAATTTTGGCAAACTCCTGCCCCAGTATCTTGTTCGTGGTATCGGTCGAAAGGTTGTAAATTTTCACGTTTGCCACGCGCGGCCAGCGTGTATCTGCCCACTCAATCTGGAACGTGACCTTAAAATCTGACAGAGAAACACCCTGCCCGTTCTGGTCCAACAGCTGCAACTCAAAATGGCGCATCCAGTTAAGAGACATTTCTACTCCTGTACGAAAATGAGGTGGCTGTATGTGCCGAGGTTGGTTTTGGTGGGCTCGTCTGGTGCGCCCTTATCTGTCGCCACCACCAGCGCGCCATCAATGCCAAGCTGTGGATATTGTCGTAATAGGTTCACACCGGTCAGCAGAGGTACGCCAGACAGAAGCGCAGCACCGCCGCTATCCATCACGTCCATAATCCAGCCAGCCGCGTCACGCCAGATGATCCTGAGCGTGTATGTCGTATCGCCCAGCAAAACGCGGAACTGCTGATTGTCGGGAGAAAGCGGTATTTCGTTAAACTGCATGTCATCCCCCGAATGCTGATGTAACGGTTCCGCCCAACTGGCTCAGCAGCGATTCATTTGGCGGTGTCGTGGATTTCGTCCCGGAATTCTGCACCGCCGATGTGCTGACGCCATCTTGCATATCTGATTTATCAGCAACGCTAACGCTCTGCGTTTGCGACATGATCACTTCACGCAGGGTAAGCGTGCAGTTAAGCACGTTCTCGCTGGTTTTATCCGTTGTCACCTCGATGGCGCGTACCAGCATATTGCTGTACACCCTCTTTCCTGTCACCACATCGAACGGCACCCGAGAGGACTGGAGATCCAGCATTTGCTGATAGGTCTCTTTCGGGCTTAGTCCGGCACTGAGGCCGATTGAAGATGTATCAATGAAGTCCAGCAACGAACCGCCACCAGCGAAGCCGCATTCCATTGTGACTTCGCTGGGGCGCTTATACGCATGATCGGCGATGAAGCCCGAAGCGCTATTCGTTGTTGGCTTCTCCACCGGGTGCTCAGTAATTTCGAGCGCATCAGAATGCTTTTCGGAGACGACCACGCTGGGGATCAGCAGGCCAATTCGCCGGGATTGCTGGCGAAAAATCGCTGATAAAATATCCATTATCTCGGTCCTGCGGGGAGTTGCTGGGTTAGCTGTGAGTTAACACCCTTCTGACGATCGACAGTCAAACGGGCAGCCTCGCGCGGATCGGAAACGCCGTGGATGTTAATGTTCGTTTCCTGCTGAATAACCGGGGCGCTGGTGGGCATATTGCTCATCACTTTCGGAATGTAGTTGCGCGTTTCCTGCGGCATCAACCCCATGCCATAGCGCTGAACGTTACCAATCCCCCAGTTATATGAAGCCAGCGCCTTGCTAAGGTCGCCACCATTCTGCCGTAACAGCTGGCTGAGATACTTAGCGGCTGCCTGTGCTGACTTTTCCGGGTCGAATACATCGTTACCACGCAGGCCCATGTCGCGCGCCGTGCCATCCATAAACTGGAATAGCCCCTTTGCACCAGCGCCGGACATAGCAAACTGGTTACCGCCTGACTCAGTGATCGCAACGCTTTTCAACAAGCCGGCAGGCAGCTGATAAAGAGACTCCAGCTTATTGAACATTGGCCCCATCCAGTCGAGCAATACTTTGCCCTGGGCTGTCGCCTGAGGTCGCTTAACAGACTGCGCTCGCTGCTCTGGCTCCAGTCCCATCTCCTGAATTTTGCGCTGGATTTGCTCATCAGTGAAAAAGTCTTTGCCTGGGTTTTCCTTTCTCAGCGCCTCATATGCCTGCTGCCTTTCAGGTACTATATTGCTGCCTATACCGCCAATCGACGCCATTTCTTCGCTGGTGGTCGGCGTATTGTTGGCAGGAATGAACATAAGCAACCAGGGATTCTTGATTGCCAGCTGCGCGATCCCCTGCGCCAGCTTACCCAAACCACCAATAGAGCCGCCGATTGCCTTACCGAGCCCCATAAATCCGGCGACAAGTCGCCCGATACCCGTGAGCATGGAGACCAGCTTCGCACCGGCCAGAAAGCCAAACAGGATGGTGAGCGTATTTTTCCAGCCGCCCAGGTTGTCCTTGAGCTCCAGAAACTTATCGCGTAACCACTTGAACACCTTCTTAGCCTGCTCAATCTCTGGCTGCCACTTGGACCAGTCAATGAGGCTTTTCCCGCCCTCTTTCCACGTCTGGTAATCGTCATAGAGCAATCCGATCGCCAGAATCAACGTGGTGATCAGGCCGATAGGGGATTTCAGAAATGCAGCATTGAGCAGACGCCAGGCAATGAGGATTGCGCCAATAGTCATCAGGAATTTTTTGCTGCCATCGTCCAGCTTTTTCCACCAGTCAATGACCGAACCAGCCGCCTGTATCACCCGCCAGGCCATTCGCGTGAATGCGTTCGCAAGCCAGATCACACCTTTAATGACTTTGGTGAGCGTCTCTTCAATCTTAGGGAAGTTGTCGAGGATGCGCCGCCTCAGGCTGTCCAGCGAACCAGCCAGGCCACCAGCGAGGTTTGAGCCGATCTTGTCCCGCATGATGCCGAACAGCGACGTGAGCCCGCGCATGGACGTCATGAATTTGTTGGACTGAACAGCCGCTTTATCAGCGTTGAACCCCGTCTTTTGCAGCATCGACTGGTAATCGGCGGTAAAGCTATTCATGCCGCGACGCATCGCCATCAGCGTGTTTTCATCGATGCCGAGCATCTGCGCGTATTGCTTCGCGCGGTAATACGGCATGTTGTTGAGCTTTTGCCCCACGCCAGTAAAGATGGCCGTAGTATCACGCATCTTTCCGCTAGCATCGCGGGTCTGGACGCCCAGGCGGTTCAGGAAACCTTCCGCGCCCGGATTGCTACGCATGAAACCAGCCAGCCCTTCGAGGGAGGACATAGCCGACTCGGCGCTGGCACCGGTTTGCGATGCGGCATAGCCCAGTGCTTTGATGCCCTGGACACTGGCCCCCGTCCGTTGGGATGCCCAGTAAATTTTATCCAGCCCGTTCGCGATCTGGGTGGTAAACCCAACAATGCTCAGCGCTGCGCCTTCCACCACCGCACCGACCTTCAGAACATTCGCGGTAACGCCTTTCAGCACTGCTTCAAACTTATTAGCGCCAGCCTGATCGATATCGAACCCCAGCGAAACAAGGAAGTCTTTAATCGTATCTGCGTTACCGCTCATTGGCCGCTCTCCATTTATCTACCCGGGCGTCGTTATCCTCGCGCATGTCGAGGTAGTCATTGAGAAGCGCGATGCGGCAAAGGTCTACCGCACCGCTGTTAAGGTCTTTCTGGTCAATATGGAAGGCAAGCGCCGGACGAAGAATAAAATCTTCACCGCCCGGCAGGCTGTTGAAGGTTATTCCGCTGGCGGGGTGGGCGTCTCGCTGGTAGGGAGTCCTTGCAAAAAATTTCCCAGCGAGTCGGCGACCACCCGCGCCACCAGTTGCAGCATGGTAAGCAGGTCGATATCGTCAAACGCCATTTCGCCATGCTGGCAGACCGGCACCCAGCCTTTCATGTGCTCGCGTGAAACAACGGAAAGGCAGGGAAACAGGATAGCGTCCACGTCGCCATCGCTCAGATCGGACACAGCATTGGCAATTTTTGGCAGGATGGTAGCCATCGCGCCTTCGGTGTCTTTGCTGCTGATCTTCTCCTGAACGCTCCGGAAGTCAGAAACCATCCCGGCCAGCACCGGCAACAGCTTGCGGGACACCTTCAGCTGTTCGAAAACGCTGAGCTTTGCGGTGCAATATTTCACGCCTTTAATTTCGAATTCCATGCGTTAAAACTCCCCGAGCAGCTGGTCAATCTTGCCGCAGTCGAATACCCAGGCGACGGTTCCGCCCTCTTTGGCATTATTGAAATCAGGCTGTTTCTGGAATGCACACGAACGCGCAGTAGAAATATCACCCGATGCCGTGTTGCGAATGACGATCACGTTATTGCCCCAGGTGGCAGAGGACTGGCTTTGCGCGTTATACGCCAGAGACAGCTTCTTGTTCACGGGGGAGGTTTTCAGCAGCGTTACCGTAATGGTGCCTGACTTATCGGCGTGCAGGCTGTGCATCACTTCGCCATCGGCACCGATGGTCATGGTGTTCTTGTTGCCGCCCATGGTCTGGGTGATACCTTCCTCAGAGTTCGCAGAACCCTGACCAAGATCGATAACGCCGGTCGGCCCGGTGAGCGACGCGGTTACATCGAGAAAAGAATAAGTTGCCATTTATCGCTCCTTAGCGAACCACGTTGATCTGCACATCGGCATAATGAACTGCGCCAGCCAGCTTACAGGCCACCTGAATTAACGGTGCTTTGCGCGCTTCGCGGTCGGCCTGCGCCTGTTGCACCAGCGGCTGCGCATAGACGTAATAGCCTTTGGTCAGCGTATCGCCGGAATTCAGTTGTCCGATAGGGCCACCATTCCACACGCCAGCCGCTACCAGACCGTTCGTGACGGACTGATCCATGGACTGTTCAACGTTGGAAAGCAGACGGGTCACACCGGCATCAGTCTGCGGAATTTTGGTGGTGCTGGTGTAAAGCAGGTTATAGAGGTTGGTCTGAACGTAGTTCTGCAACCAGTCGAGCCCGTGGCGCTCGTCGAAGAAGTCACCGTTTGCCATGACACCCTGTTGCAGGATCGCCGTGTCGTTGGCGTAGTACACGAACACGTTCGCATTCTTCGCATCCACAGCCGCCGCCTGGCCTACCGTCAGCGTTTCGTAGGTTACGCTCGGTTCCTGTTTGAATTTCAGGGTAATGGTGGTATTGCTGCCGTTGAAATTGACAGTAAAAGCGCGACCGAAAGCAGAAACCGCCGCGTAAGGGCTGCTGGTGGAATACTGAATAAAGGTACGGGCATACTTGCCAGCCTTTAATTTCGATGCAACATCGGTCGTCGAAGTCGTGCTGATAATCTCAGCGTCACCAGAGGTCACACCAAAGATACGGCTAAGGCTTGACGCCTCGATAAGCTTGGCAACCTCAATCACGTCATCAGCATCAAGCACATCGCCACCTGCGACAACATCATCAGCGACAACCAGCCCATACCAGTTGGTATATTGCAGGCAGGCATTAACAGCTTGCACAATGGTTTCCACGCTTCCACCTTCGGAAGATGTCAGCGTCTTCGCCCAGCGGCCAACATAAACCTGCGTCGGCTTCGGCGACTGGCTGAAGAAAACCTGCGCCGCTTCATATTCCGGGCTGTCGACTCCGAAGTCCTCGCCAATGTCCTCAACGGACGCATAAAGGCGAACGCGCTCCTGCACCGGAATGACAGTGGAAGAACCGAGGATCAGCAGCGCGCCGAAGTTACGACCAGTAGCCGCTTTCGGCGAGATGATCACATCAACGTTTACAACGTTGGATACAGGTAAGCCCTGCGTCATAGTTTATTCTCCAAAAAAGGTGACTGGCGCTTCCACCAGCGATTTAATGCCGTACTCACGCACAACCTTCCGGCGCAGGCGCACCGTCATGTCGTAGCGGCGAACCCATTGCTGGTTGATAAGTTCGGGGAAAGGGGTCAGACCGGTATAGTCGCCCAGGGACAAACCAAGCGCGTTCAACTCAGCATTGTTTTGTGGGACAGATATGCCATCGCGAAAGCGGGACGCATAAGACATACCAGCCGGGCCATAGAACGACGCCATGCACTCGAACGTTTCATGCCGCCAGAGCTGAGCGCCCTCGTCGGTCTGATTGGTGAATGCAGGACTGTTATCAATGGGCCACCCGGTAACGCCGAACGCGCACCAGTTCGTTTCAACGGGTAGCAGTGGCGGCTGATCTTTCTGCCAGCGCGGGCGAACCATCCCAGCAGGCAAGCCGGAAACGTTGCGCATCCACTGGCTTAACAGCCTGTCGAGCGCTTCGTCATAATCCGGGTCGCCGCTGGTGGGTGTCAGCCAGCCGCGCTCTGTGCTGGTGTTATTGCTCAACGGGAGTTCCCCCATCAAACGGCAGTAATTCACAATGTGCCTGGACAAAGCCAGCACCGTAAGCCGTGTACGGGTCGACGAATGTCACACGATAATCACGGTTCTGATACGTCACGATATCGGCATCACGGCCAGTCTGCCCCTGCGTGAGTCGCTCAGTCGTCACTATTAAAATCGCCCCGCTTATAACCTGCCCGGCCTGCATGCGGCGGTTTTCCAGAGAGCGGTCAACGGTAACAACCCCGGCAAACTGCGTTTTAACTTCGCTGTCACTGCCGATCCCGTCATCGTCTACCGTTTGCGCGCGACGCGTTACCCACAGATTGAAGTCGCAAAAATCGGGGTCAAAAAGCACGTCTGTTACATCAAGATTCGGCATCTTTATCCCTCACTACATGGGTTATCGCGGCGAGATATTTGCCAGTATCGTAAAGAGGCTTAGCCAAAGCGGTGCCAGGAGATTCACCGGCAGCCCTTCTCGCAAGTTCCGCCTTCGCACCTTTACGGCCACGGCGCGCACGAGCTTCAACAGTGCTATCCGCAAGCGGAGTAAAATCGGCAGCTTTGATGTAATTTTTCACACCTCTTGCTGCCAATGTGCCAGCACGATTGAGCGCTCTTTCCGCACCCGCCGCATTACCATCAAGCGCAGCCTGCGCCGCTGCTTTGAGCTGCGGCACCGTCTGTTCCTCTACGGATTTAACGCCGGGGAGCAGGTGCGGGCGTGGGGGTATGTTTTGCGCTGGTGATCCGTATTCGTTGACGTAACCGATCCCGGCATTACCAAACGGAACATCCTCACGCTCGCTGTCTTCTTCAGGAATGCCGACCAGCACATCCTTTTTGGTTAGCGACCTGAGCGCATCCAGAATGGCCTGAGCGTTATCCACCCTCGTTGTTACACCGCTTTTGAAACTCATAGCTGGCGACCGCCCGCGCCGAACATCGTGATCAACTGATAAAATTCAGCGCCATATCGGGTGTTATTCCAGAAGCCTGCGTCAGGGTTTAGCGTCGCGCTGGTGTCATAGCTGACGCTTACCTTGTCAACGGACTTAGAGGATTGAACACCATTGGTGGAACCGCCCGGGCCGCCAACCAGCATTGCCCGGCTATCTGCCGCCCATAGCGTCATGTAGTGAGCCACGAACAACTCGGCAAAGTACGGAAACAACTTTTTGCCGGTGACGTTTTCGCTCAGCAGTTCATCGGCAAGATTCAGACGGAACTCGATTTGGACGTCGGGATATTTTGCCGGGTCAGCAAACTGCGGGAAGTCGCGCCGAAAATCACTTACTGTTGGCAGGCTTTGATTCTTTGGCATCTTTCGCCCCATTACCGCCAGTCTGGGCGGCAGCAATCTGCGCTTGCAGGCTGTCGTTCTGCTCTTGCAGCTTGAGCAGCGCTTCTTTCAGATCGGCAATCAGCTGATCTTTATCGACAATCTGCTTATCTTTGTCGGCAATCTGCGCTTGCAGACTGTCGATAATGGGTTGCAGATCATCGGTGTCGCTAATCACGCTTTCGGAAAGCTCAGAGTGCGCCTGGGTAAACCAGTGCGACGCGACCTCTTCCGGCACGTTATGACGTCCCCGGCCAAACTCCTGTTTCGACTGATCGCCGAGCGTCAGCGTAAACGGGGTGTGGACATGGATGGTAACCAGCTTTTCTTTCGCCATTTTCATTTTCCTTCTGGCCCCTTTCGGGGCCGTTCTGGTTATCAGATACCGTCCACGTAGGACAGGGTTTCTTTGTACACGGGCTCAACCGCACCGAGCTTGCCGTAGTAGGTCGCAATCTGGTACAGACCGCGATACTGGACAGGCACGCTCTGCAACGGCACCAGCGGATAACGCACGTATTTCTTGTCGTTGGTGTAAGCGACCATTCGGTCTTTACCGCCAACCCCGCGCGCTTTCAGCCATTTGACCGCTTTGATTTCCAGCGGAACGCCATTCTGGTGGAAAGCGATAGTGTTCACGGCCAGATAGGTCAGCAGTGACTGGTTACCCGCTTCGGAAACCTTACGGCTCGCCAGCAGTGAATACTGCTCTGGTGGAATGCGCAGATCAGAAGGCACGACGGAATAGCCGGATGCGACCCAGGCATTCGAAAGAATGCTGTTCACGCTATCGAGGATCTCGTCGTTAGTGGAGTTCGCCCAGGTCTTCGGCGCGTTGTTCAGCGTCACACCGACGAGGTTTGCCAGACCTTTCAGGCCTAGCGCGTCATCACCGATGTAAACCTGCTCGTCGTTATCCATCTGCCATTTGAGCTGCATACCGTCGTACTTCTGGGTATCAATCGGGCGACCTACCTGCTGAGCTGCTGCCAGCTCTACAACGGTCCAGCCCAGTTCCATGCCCCAGAGGTTCAGCGGATTACCGTCTTTACCGATATCAACATTCACGCCTGCGATTGCAGTGGAATCTTTGCCTACCCAGTTTTTACCGTTCGGATTTGCGCCAGTACCCGCAGCGCCAAAGCTGGTGTTAGTCCAGCTGGAAATGTCATCTGCGATAGAGACGTCTTCACGCAGCTGGATATCTCGGGTCCAGGTGTAACCCACCAGCGGCAGGTTCAGCGTCTGGTCGAGTCGCTCCAGCTCCCCGATGAGAAAGGCACCAGAGCCATCAACGGTTGCCTGATCAAAAGTAATCATTCGTCTGTTCCTTAAATCTTCCAGGAGATTTCTGCATTGCCGTTAGCGTCACCGGCCCCTGTGAATTCGGCGTTGGTCAGCGCCACGTTTTTGCCACTGACGGACGTGGACATAAAGCCGCCCAGCGGCACGTCAATGGTTGAATCGAGCGAAACAACCACGTAGACAGGCGCGCCTTTTTTGATGGTACTGGCATCGAAGCCAGATCCGAGGTTAACGGTCATGTAGCCACGTTTCATGGCGTCGCCCGGGAAGTTCTTATCCGTTCCCACCTGGCGAACCATGTCGGGCTGCGATGTGGTCGGATACGGACGAACGTAGATACCCTTCACCTTGTCGGCGGTGTCACCGTCCGCCAGCGGCACGAAAAAGCCGTCAGCGTCGTATTTGCCAGCCAGACCGTAAGCAGCGAAGGCGTTAGCGGATTTAAGGATCACCGGTTCGACGGTTAAGTCCTGCGGGCGAGAGATAGCCCCGGCAATGCCAACAGGCATCCGGTACAAATATGCAGTCATTGGATTATCCTTTGCGGTTAGACCAGAAGTCGGCGTTTTGTTTGTTCAGGGAAGCAATGCTGGTCATGCCCATATTTGGGCGTTGTGCATCGCCCGTGGTGCTGCGGGTGTTTCGCCCTTTGGCAATCTCAGACACAGCGTTAAATGCCATATCGACCGATTGCTTAGGCAATTTGCGGATATCAGCATCACCGACAACCTGGCGAACCAGTGTTTTGTCAGCGGCAGCCAGCACATCACGTTTGAACGCGGTCGGTTTCACCTTACGGCTCAGATCGATACCCGGGACGATAACTTCGGCACGATAGGCAGAGTCACCGGTAATCGTGGTTTCCTCTTCGTCGTCCTCGCCGTCGCCGGTCGGATCTTTTTTATCTTTATCGTCAGGCTTATTGTCGTTATCGCCCGTCGCATTTCCTTCCAGCTTAGCCAGCAGGGCTTTAAGCAAGGTTTTGATATCGTCCTCGCCGTCGCCGGTTGGCTCTCCGCCCATTTCCGGCTTTTTGTCCGGCAACGGTTGTTGCGGTGAAAGGTTAATGTTGAGGTTAACGCCGCTCGGCAGCTCCCCTTCATCGCCCGTTACCGCCGCTGGCGCAGAGTCCAGCAATTCGTTCATGGTGTCCGAGTCACCCGTTTTGATGGCCGTACGCATGCGGGTCCACCAGCTTTTCTTTTGATTTGCCATTGTGTCTCTGTCTCCAATTGCACAACGATTTCCGGCTCTGCCTTTGGGGACAAGAGCCACATGGTTTCCGGTAATATCGACCTGCTCGGCTTTACCTGGCTCGGTCTGATCGTATTCCGCGTCATAGCCGCACGACACTTCGCGCAGACCATCTTCGATTAGCTGAATCGCGCTTTCGTCTTTGACGATAAGGTCAGCCAGCATCAAATCAGACTGATCACCAGTCCCGCGCCGCACATTCTGAAGATGCCCGACAGCAAGCTCTTTCCAGTTCTCGGGATTTACCAGCCGCACATTCCCGTTTTCATCTTCAGGATGCAGGATCGTGATGCTCATCCCTTCGAATGAGGCGAGCGTGGCCGGATGGAATACCTGCTCAGGAGAGCGCGTTACGACTATCTCACCGAGCTTGTCGGGTTTGAGGTTTGGCAGATCGGCAGCGCCGTAGAGCTGCTTACCCGTTCGACCTATCGGCACATCTCTGCACAGCAGCGAGCCGTCAGCCAGCTGATAGCGGGTTTCCCCCAGCCGGGTATAGAAAAAATATTTCATGGATTACCTGCAATTCAGGCGAGATAAGAATGAGGGTTTGGGAAGACGATCTCTTTGTAACATCGGCAGTTCGGTAGCTCGCCAGCGTGACCGGTCATGCCGTCAAGCGTTGGAGGTCGGCCCCATTCGACAAACTTACCTTCCATCTCCCGATGAGAATGCCGGACGTCGCCATCTTCGGCTGTACGCCAGATATAACCATTCGAGCCGATTGACAGCGCACGCGCCTGATCCAGCGCGCCGGTTGCGCGTCCAAGCTCGGTACGGGCGATAAGGTTCGCTCGTGAGCGTGACACGTCACCGGACGCAGCTATCTCTTTCGCGAATGGCTCAGCGCGGCCACCAGTCACAAGGGCCTTGATGGCCTTGTTCTGAATGTCATACACCCGATCGGCGGCCTCAAGAGGCAGCGATTTGATGTACTTAATTTGCTCGGCGACGATGGATTTCATCACCTGGCCTACCGGGGCGCGGTCAACCATGTTGCGCAGCTCTGCGCTGATGTTCCGGCTGTGCTGACGCCACTGCTTTTCATTCTGGCGCGCTATGTCTGCGGTGAAGTTCTCAGCTACCTTAGTCGCCCAGGGGGTGATGATTTCGCTGTAGCGTTCCAGCGCATCCATTATTTCGGTGACGCTATCGTTTGAACCATCGTAGCGCCCATTTACGATATCCCCGACCGCCCGCGCTATCTGCCGTAGGCTCGTTCGATATCGGATCTCCGCCTGGCGACTCTGGCGGTTTGTCGCCAAGTTCGCCGATGCCTGGCGGCGCTTCGTCTTCGGCATTCTCTATGTCCTCGTCGGTAATGGATGCCCCGATGCCGGTGACGTCAGAGTTTTCGCGCAGGTCGGTCATCGCCGCCTTACGCGTCATCAATCCGTCGCCCAGCGCGGTACTGATCGCGTTGGTGGTGTTTACGGCCACCGTTGAGCGGTCAACGTCAGACATTTGCCATAGCGGGTTAAACTCAAACGTGAAATCGTCCGGCAGCGGCTTACCGAGTTCCGAGCGGTGCATAATATCCAGTATCCGGCGCATCGGCAGCCGTAAGCGGCGCTCCTGCAATGAGCTCACCCGGTCGTAATAGTTGGCGAGGTCTGCATCACCAGTAGAGAAGCCTTTCGGGGATTGACCGAACAGGCGTACCAGCGGGATACCAACGGCACCGCTGATCTGCTCAGCGAACTGCGAAAGAATGTCATCCAGACCACTGAAGCTGTACTGGTGGGTTTCGAAGGTATCCTTGGCATCCATCAGCGTCATGCCTTCATTGCTCTGAAACTGGCGGATCAGATCAATGTTTTTCAGCAACGCCTCGAATGCCTGGCCACCCAGCGCAATAAGCTCACGGAGTTTTTCCACTTTGTAGGTCCGCAGATGCGCTTTGTAGACCAGCTGCGCCGCGCCGACAGTAGCGCTGTCGAACGCAGTGAGCCGATCCCAGATACGCTCTACAACCGACATTCCCCATTCGTTTTCGGTCATCTTCTGCTGGAATGGCAGCGTCACCCCGTCGAAGCGAATCAGGCGGCTGTGATGGATGCGCCAGGCCGGAATGCCCGTTGCGGTGGTCACCACGTCGTAAAACTCAGGCTTACCGAGATCTGGCCCCATCTCTTTGATGCGGCGGGTCAGGACCGGGTTAATCATCCAGCGGTCGAGCGGGAGAATACCCTTAAATTTGCCCTCGCCAATGGTTTCGAGCCGCAGCGGAGTCATTGGTGCCTGCCCCTCAATCATGATGAATCCGACCGCGCCGCCGTAGAGACGCGACCATTTCAGCACGTCGTTCAGCGCATCCCAGATCTGCAATTCATCCAGCTGCGCTTCGAGGGTGCCACGGTCTTTTGCGTCAATCTCCGAAGTGATTCGGATGCCTTTGCGGGTCATGTCGTCCGGGATAGCGTCGACCGCTTCGCCGATAACCCACGAACCGCGATATGACCATTCCACCAGCATGCGGTTGCGGCTGGTGAAGTTCGCCCGGTAGGTCGATGCTGAATGCTGGTTAGGCGTCTGCATCCCCACGCGGGCGACAAAGTTTTCGTAGCCATCAGCGGTGGCCTGCGCCGTTCGCTGAGAGGCTTGCTTGTTTCGTGCCATCAGGCCTGTCTCCCTAGCAGCTCCCAGATGTTCAGGGCTGAATTCATTGGCGCGTAGCTGATCATCACCGAGTCAGCGAGGTTCGGCGACTTGGTGCCATCAGGCTGTTTATCAACAACGATTTTCCCCACGCCGTTAATGGAGTAGGTCGGCTGCGAAAGCTCGATGATGAGCTTGTCTTTGCTCGCCATGGCGCTGCTGATTGAGATGATTTCGTCCGGGTTGTAGGCCATGCCCTCAACCACGGCGCGATAGGTGTTCTGGAAAAGCTTGCGTAGCCGCCACCAGCTCTGGGCCTTGGCGTTAGCGAAGAAGTCCTTGTTCAGGCGCGCGGCCTGTCCGTTGTCCCCTCGCACGGCTTCGTCGTCCGGATCAAATACCGCGCCGCTACCGCGAAACGGTGTAGCGAGTATTGATGGTCGGCGCGCAGCGTTACGCAGTTCGTTAATAGCGCGCGCATCGCCGCGAACACCAGCACCAAGGCCGTCCTCGTCGAATCGAAACTCTTCGAGGTTGTCCTGTTCGCAGAAGCCGAAGACCTTCTCAACGGACTGGTAAATGTCGCTGCCCACGCCGGACCATTCCCGCACGTTCTCCAGCAGGAAGCCGTGACGGGTCGAAAAGGCGTTTTTGTCCCGGCCTTCGTCGGCGACGTCCATCGCGCCCAGTCGTTTGCCCGTTGGCTGAATACCCAGTTTGATATGCGCGTCGACGGCAGCCTGTACCCAGTCGGACGGGATCAGGACACCTTCCGCTGATGCGCTGTAGTTCAGGTCAAGTTCCTGCGCCACCACCACCGGATTGTCGATTTTCTCGCATTCCCTGCGATACCACTCTTCATCCTTGCGCGGGTCGTTTCGCCAGTGGAATGTGAATACCGGTATTTTCCCGCCGTGACGCTTCTGTGCGAACGGGTTCGCCATGCCGTTAACCGAACTCAGGTCGATACGGCAGCGGGTGGTTTGCGACAGCGCCGCGTCGATCAGCAGAGGACGCTGGAGGAATGCAGCCTCATCCACCAGGTAGAGCGTGGTACGGTCACCACGGCCGATATTGTCGCCAGCCTCGCCTTTGATGACCGCGCCAGTATCTGGAAACTCAACGCGCATGTACGGCGCGTGCTTCTTCTCGTCCCACGAACCGCGAAACTCAACGGGCAGCGTTTCCACGAACTTGCGCGCCTTCCAGAACAGCGCCTTCGGGTCACCGGTGCTGTCGACGTATTCCTCTTTACGGGAGCCGAAGCCGATAACCATTTCTTTGTTGAACAAGCAGAGCGAGCAGGCCAGCCCGATCGCCGTCCAGCTGAGCCCCATTTCGCGGCTCTTTTCGGTGATGCCGTTCTCCAGCTTTTCGCGCCGCTCCATGATCCAGTGAATCCACTCTTCCTGTTTCGGGAACAGCAGAAAAGGGATGGTGACCGGCAGGCCATAATCGATGTTACGTGGGTCTGTCGTCATGCCCCAGTCGATAATGAACTGGGCCGGGTTGGTGCGGTAAAACTGCTTAAGAGCTGGCAGCATTTCGGGGTTCTGGCGAATGCGCTGTAAGCGCTCCATCCGCCATTCAAAAACCATCTGGTAATCAGGGTTCCTGAAATCGAATTCAAACGGGAGAGGCATGATCACCCCATCATCTTGCGGTAAATCTCTGCGGCCTGATCTGCGGTGAGGTTGGTCGTCTCGGTCTTTATCGGGCCGCCATCCTTGCCAGTGCTCTCAACCTTCAGCTTATTGGTGTAAGCGTCGCCGACCTCTTTCGCGGCCTGCTCGATAAGCTGCGCCGTCAGGGAGAAGTTTTTCATCCCCTCGGTTTTGGTTGCCATGCGGTCAAGCACGCGGAGGCGATAGGATTTGTTCGCGATCGGAATGTCGCTGGTTTCGGTCAGGAATCGTTCGCGCGTCGCGTGGAACATCGCGATCCACTTTTTGGCGAGCGTCTTACCGCTGGCCTTCGTGGGGTCGTGAGATTCAGCCTGCTGGCGGGTGATCTTGATCCCGAATTCTTTTTGGACAGCCTCGACCACCTGCGATGGCGTGTCATAGCACGCAAGCGACTGAATGATGAAGGCTTTCACATCAGGTTTTAATGCAGCCATAAATCACCATTCGTCTTATACAGTCCAGTATTTAAGCCAGTCGCAGCATGCACGTCCCGCACGCTCTGGCAATATCGAGATGAGCAACCTCCGCTGGCTGATTCGCCGCATCAATCATTTCCTGCACGTCCCGGCTCGCACCGTAACGGCGAACCACGCCTACAAACTCTTCAACATCGTGGCCGCGCAGCTTCAGCTTTGGCTGCCCTTCCTGCGTGAACTTCGGCGCGCCAAATTCATCTGTCGCCTGGCAGATGTGGTAAAGCTCGTGCTCTATCAGCGCGCAGAATTCCAGATCGGAACATTGCGAACAGTAATCGGCGGCCAACGTGATGATGAACTGCGGCGCCCTGCCGAACCATTCATACATCTGCTGCTCCATCCGCGCTTTCTGCCATCCCCCAGCCCGCATTGCCACTTCTTCCGCCTGCCCCAGCACGGAACGCCCTTTCTTCTCGAAAGTGTTCGACGCCCAGAGAAAGCACAGATCCGCTTCAAGCAAATGCTGGTGGTCAGGGTTGTAGAGGTCGCCCTCATCGCTCAGGATGTGCTGATTCAGCCACTCGCCAACGTCATTGGCGGGCATTATGCTGATGTACGGCTTCGGGTCAGGTGGCATCGTAAAATGCGCTGGTGGATGTGGTCTGTTCATGAATAATTCCAGTGCTCCATTATCGAAGCCCCTCAGTGAAGGGCTTCTGTAATGTCAGTCCCGGACGAACGTAACCTTTGTGGTTATCATTCGCCGTACAAGGCGCGTCGCTTCGCGTTGCATTTCATCAATTACTTTTGGCGTCAGCGGCTGATGCGCATATTTGCGCTCAATCTCTGCAAAAATCCCGTTCAGCGCCTCGCTGTCTGGTGGGATAACTTCAACGTTTAATCGTGCCATCGGTTTGTCCTGCCCTGTTGTTCTCGAATGTCCTGATATCAGCCTTATCCCTGTTGCACTGCGCCAGCGCTGACAGCAGCGCAACATTCAGGTTAAGGCTTGCTCCCCACGTAAACGGGTCGGGTAAATCTGGCTGGGGTGTTTCATCCGTCAGGCTGGCTGGTAACGGAACTACCGGAACCGGCACGTAGACCGTCCGCGTAGTCGTGCAGCCGCTTAACTGCGCCAGAAGGCACAACACGAACAGCACAATCATCATCCGCAACAGCAGCCTTGATATCGTTCTCGGCTCTCTGTGACTCCAGTGCGATCTGCTGCTTGGCATGTTGATTTGTCTCCAGAATGATGTTCGTTATTGCTACGGTGCGCAGGACATTCGCGGTGATGGTCTCAGAGGAATCAGCGCGCTGTTCTGCATCGTCAGCGCGACGCTGTTCCTCCAGAAACTTTCCATGGTAGTGATCCGCTGACCAGACAAGACCGCCTGCAATACAGGCGATAAACGTCACAATGAGCACCCAATAACTCATTTTCATACCAGCAGCGCCGCCCGCGCTTTGTTGTAGCGGATCTTGCGGTCATCAATGCCATTCAGGCCGCCGTTAATGATGCGCGTAACACGAGTAATATCGGCACCGTAGGCCATGCAACCTTTGGATGTGAAGAACCAGGCGGCAGAGCGTGCTGCCTGAAGTTCCTGTTCGAGCTGTTCAGGTGAAGTAACGAGGTCTAACTTCAGCGCCGCCCCGCAGGTGCGATAATTGTCGAGGCCAGTGATTTGAATTAACCCTCTGCCGCGATATTTCCAGCCGTCGCATGGCGCTTTGTTACCCAGGCGGTTGCTATACACCAGATTGGCGATGGCATCCTGGCGGGCTGCGTGTTCGGTTGTTCTGCCAAGCGCATCAGCCTGCTGCTGTGTGATCCTCTTTCCGAAGGTCGCCACCAGCGCAGATGGTGTGTAGTTCAAATTTTCTACTACAGCGCTAAAGCCGTCTGACTCATGACCTACCTGAGCGATGAACATGGCCTGATCCGCTGGCGCTGTAATGCCGAATTCTTTCATCGCCGCATCCACTGGCTGAAACCAGCGCGCAGCTAACCCGGCGCTGATACCAGCCGCCATTTGAAATTGAGATTGATTCATTTATTTTCCTCAGTGCTGCCGACTCCGGCACGTCTGGCAACGATAGCGAGCGCCATGTCACGAAGTCTGTCCGCCCCAACAAACCCGACGAGCGCACCAACGAATGCCCCTGAATTAGCAGGCAACCCTAGGTATTCCAGCAATGCGGAAACAGCCAGCGCGAATATGCCGCAGATTAGCGCGCCAGTGGCGGTGTAGAGTTTCGGCTTCCCTGCGCGTATGTCGATAAGCGCTGAGATGCCCAGAGCGCATAACCCGGCGTAAACTGACGGCAGATATAGCGCGATCCATTTCATTGTTTGTTCGAAAATCCCGTGAGTGCTATTCATAGGTTCACCTCGCCTGTTTGCGGGTGCTGTGTGCGAAACTGGAATAAACCCAAATGCAATGGGCTAAGAGGGTACTAAACGCGGCGGAAAGCGTACGAAGCGACGCCCTTACGCCCTAACTGGCATTCGATGGTGTTCTGTTCGGCGCATTCGAAGCCCTGCTCAGCAAACCAACCCTTAATACCGTCGTCAGTGAAATACCAGATGTGCTCGTTCTTCCTGAAATGGTGCGAGCGAAGAATGTCTCCGGCATCGGTAAAAATGGGGATCGACACGAACACGTATTCACTGGCCTGCTGTACCGCCAGCTCCGGCTCGTCGATGTGCTCCAGTACATCCCACATCGTCAGCGCGCGCCACTGACTGGCGTAGAGGTCAGCGAATGCGCCCCGCTCGTTCAGCCAGGCAACGCCAGCAGGATTAACGTCAAACCCAAACGTTCCCGCTCGGGAAGAAACGAACTGACCGGCACCGATACCAACGTCCAGAACCGGTCCATGATAGTGACGTTCCACCAGCTCAATTCTGGACTGCGTTAATGCGCGCCCGGTTTCGGTATCAGCCAGCAGCTGATATTTCGCAAAATACTGCTCGTCATACGGGCGAGATGCCGGAACCGAATAACGACCGATGCCCAGCTCCGGGAGGAATACCAACCCGCTGTTCAGTTCCTGATAAAACGACTTCATTCAGCCAGGCCTCGAATTTTGAATCAAAGTTGGAGATGCGTTTGTCACAATGGTGATCCCACGCTTCGCAGCGACAATAATTGTCCGGTATTGCCCAGCCAACGCGGGATAAATCCATCGCCGGATCGGTGACTATCTCGGGAGCGTTATGCCCGCCGCGCCCACCAGCGACAACGTAAATAGGTGTTTTGTACGCAATGGCAGCGGGCAGCGCCCAGCCGACAGGCGAAACCACGACAGCTGCATGCTCTACCAGGCGCATCAGCTCTTTGATATTGAGCTCGCCAGCGTGCATTTTCAGATCTGCTTCTGGTTCTTCACCCACCAGCCACTCTTCCCCGTCCTGCAAATCAGCAACGCTAATCACGCAGAAATGTTTCCGCAGGATTCTCGATGCGCGCAGGAGGTAATCGGGGTCAGGGTTTCGGGAGTCGCTACGCCATTCAGAACGAACCGTTGCCGGACGAATAACGGCGATCGGCTTTTGGTGCGTAAACTGCGCCGGTCCAAAGGATGGCAAATCAAGCGCTGCTGGCGTTACACCGAACTGACGGCGCATCGCATCGAATATTGAACCGCGCCGCAGATCATCCGGACCGTAAAATATTCGCTTCGTCTGGCGTGGTGATGGCGGCGGATAAAACTTTGCGGAGCTGCGGAACTCATTTTTTCGCTGCGTCCTTAGCGCGGTATCACTTCGGACAGCTTTTACTGGCAGGTCTTCGTAAAGCTCCGGCCATGCCGTCTTGATGAATGTCCCCGCAGGCAGCTGTTTGACGAAAGCGCGCTGGTAAATGGTGTCTCCCATTCCCAGCATGCCATCGATGTAAATAGGAGGATTCAGCATGTAACCTCGCTGATCGCCGCTTCAAGAGGTAGACGACGAAAGCAATTAAGCGCCGTCTGGCGGCTGCTATTGATGATTTGGACGCTTCCACGCAGCTGCGCCGCAACCCGGGCAAACTCGCCATGCCAGCGCTTTACGTTCGCCGCTGTCGGGTTATCGAGAACTGTATGATCGCCGTGCCAGTGGCTGCCGTTCGAGATTGAGCAATCGAAGCCCAGCAGAATGATGCGCTTTGCGCCCAGCCATTGAGCGAACAGGATCGCTCTCTGTCCCGAATTGAATGTGCCGCTAGTATCTGTCGGGAAGAGGTTCACGCCGTATCGGGTGTGTGCTCTCCGGTTACATGACCAGCGTTCGGGGCCATCAGGCAGCGCGGGAATGTTCACATCCCACCAGCGCAGATCGCCAGCGTAAATGTGGGTGCATTCCAGTATGGTTCGCCATGATGAATTAACCGCTATCACAGGAAACCCTGAGCGCGCAGCTATTTGACAGTCAGCGGGAGTAAGGGACGGACCAGAAGCGCAGATGATCGCCGTGTGCATACGTTATTCACCCGGTGGCATTGAGCCAATAAAAAAGCCCCTGCATTTCTGCAAGGGCTTAAATGTGGTTCCCACCGCTCCGCGCAAGGCATCTCCGCTGGTGGGTAAGCTCTTTCGCCTTTGACGTCCGAGCATATCTGAATTATGCAGTTTCAAAACTCGCTTTCAAGTCTTTTTCGCAAGTTTTTGCATTTTCGAAGCCTAATTCATCTTTTAACGTGAAGAAGACAGCAGAGTTGAACAATTCAATACACCAGCGCACACGGTCAATACATTGCTTTTCGGTCAGAAACGGCGCGTAGTAATACTGCATCCATCGTGCCATGCCATTGATGGTTTTCCGCCACGTGTAATAGTCCTTCCCTATCTCATACACGGGATTCCCCGGCTTGAAGGACTTCAGGATGATAGCCTCCATGAATGCAGCTTCCTCCTGGTCTCCGGCATTGCCGATCAGGTCAGAAAGCGATTTCTTCGGCCAGATGATGGCTTTCGCCTGCTCAAACAACGCATCGCCGGTATAGCCAATTTTACGCAGACCAGACAGCACGGTAGCGATCCGCTCCTGCTGCTCGCCAGTCCAGCCGGTTAATATCATTGACCACATACCACCGCCACCAGAAAGGTGCTCTGTCCCGCTGCCCCCGTACATGCCACCCCAGTGGTTCAGCAACGAACGAACCCAACGGCTTTGCGATGGTGTCAGTCGGCGATATTTCCCCAGGTAAGATCTGCGTGGAGCTGCTGCCAGCGTCACCCAGGCGTTTTGCGGGTTGGTACGCTCAACAGACGCTTTCTGGTAATTGTTAATGTCGTTGCGTGTCATTCTGCATTCTCCTGGATAATGATCTGGCCTGTCTCTCCCCATCGTTTCGTTACCCTGCCGTCCCATATCCGACAGTCATCATCGAATATCGCATCCAGTAACGCTTTCTCCAGATTGTCCTTATCCGGCTTAGTCTGGTGAGGCTGTCCGTCATGCTGCTGACGCTTCTTCTTACTCCAGCTTTTCGGCATGGGCAGAACGAATGTTATGTGGTAACCGGATTCCGGGAGGGTTATACCAAGACGGCGCACCTGAGCTTTAAAGAACCAGTAGGCGGAGGTTTCTGGCCTGCTGCGCCAGCGATCGCTTCGGGTCATGCGAGGCTTGGCGACAGGAGTGATATCGTAAATTTTCATGCTGGCACCACCAGCCCAAGGCGGGCTATCTGGATAACGGTCAGAACGATAGCGCGGTCCATAAGCTGGCGACGTTCGTCGCGCGATAGTTTGCTCCCGTTGTCGATGCTGTCGTGGCAGCAAACGCAGATCGCCGCTGTGGCGCAATCATCAGCTTTCAGGCCCATACCTTTTGACTCGTTTCGATGTGCAACTTGGGTTCCCCAAGATCCACACAGAACACAGCATTCAATTTGTCCAACGGCTGCAAGCCACTTTTTACTGCGATAGGTTTTTTGTTTAAGCATCATGCACCTCATACTTAAACGAATAACCATGGCTACTGGCGTAGATACCGTTGCAACAGCGAGGAATAGATCCTGACGGGATGCAGAGCTCTCTTGCTGCTTCTGCTGCGCTACCAAATCTGGTTATTACGCCGCTATGCAAGCATGTAGCTACAACCGATTTAGAGCTATGGTGCTTATCACCCAGCTTTCCTTTATGTCCGCCTCTGGATTTTTTACCCAAGGAATCGAACGAGTGCTGGATATTCTCCTGGCAAGTAACCCATTCAAGGTTTTCCAGCCGATTGTCATCGCGAATACCGTTTAAGTGATTTACCTGCTCACCCTCAGCGGGTTCACGCATAAAAACTGATGCGATCAAACGATGCAGTTTTACCCGCTTTGATACTCCATCTTTCAACAGGCTAATGGCTACATAACCAGTATTGCCGTCCCTGTATGGTTTAAGAACACGCCCCTTTCGAAACTGCCCGCGACAATCCACCCTGTCCAGAGAGCGCACCATCCCCGATGGGCATGCCTGATAGAGACCTTCAAATCCCGGTACGTCTTTCCATAATTCACGCTCAAACATGATCATGTCCTTTTGCGTGGTATTCAGAATTGACTGGAATACGCAGCTTAATGCCGCGTTCGGCACACCACACCTCGATGCGGCGCAGATAGAAGGTCATCTCTTCTGTGTCGAGCAGCTTTGTCGACTGAACCCACTTTTGCACACCAAAGACAGTTACTTGTTTCGCTGGGCAGAACATGCTTTTGAAGAATTCGTGAAGCTCTTCGTCGGTATGCGTTTGCGATGAATGCTTGCTTGCAGCTGTGGCCACATCATCGTTCCACATCCACATGAGGGAGTTCTGGGAAAGAGTGCGCTTATCGCGCCATGGTTTGATGATCAGGCGGTAACAATCGCCTGATTCCAGCATTGGTCCGATCTGCTGACCGATAGCGGCAAAGTTGGATTTATGGAGGCGAATGCCATCTTTTTGAATGTTCACGCGTCACCCCCGAAGAGGGTAAGCGACAGATACGACAAATCGCTGACGTCGGATAACGTCAGGCGGTCGTGTTTATGCTGATGGTGCAGCGCCATGGTGTTCTCCGTGGCGCAGATGGTCGTCAGTTTCTCAGGCTGACGCAGATATTATGGCTGGGCATGCAGGCAAAAGCAATTTGGCAGCAAAGAAAAAAGCCTCCGAAGAGGCTCGTATGTTATTGATTATATTGTGACATGTCACATCGCTAATTTGGTTTCGTGCCAGCCGCGCGTAACCCAGCATTGCGAATCACCGTCGCAAGGACACGACTCAACCGGCAGCGCATCGCCACATTTCCCGCAGCGGTTCGCGCTGATGGCTTTGATGCGTCCGCGCACCCGGGCATCATCCTGGCGGATCAGCATCGCAACGTATTCGCTCATTTCATACGGCGCTCGCCCCGGGCGGCGTGATGCGCAATTGCGCTCCAGCATCTCCAGTTCCTGCGTATCAAGTATGAGCTCAAATTTACGCCCACCAGCAGCGGCTTGCCGGGCGCGCTGGGCGGCTTTTCGTTCGGCAGCAGATTTAGCCATTGTCTGCCCCTTCGCCTGGTAGCGACTCAAGACCGCGATTCAGTTCGCGCTGCATACCACCTAAGATACGGCGCATACGGCTGATTTCCTCATTTTCAGTCAGCCGTGTAACGGCGCGCTCAAGAGCATTCGATATGCATATATCGCGGGGCGTTAGGATCAACGCCAAGCAGCGTGGCTAGATCCCGTTGGGCATCTGTCAGCCGTTCTTCTTCCCGACGGCGTTGCTCTTCCCTGCGCTTTTGTTCCTCCAGGCTTTCCTGGCGAACAGTTCTAGCGCGCTCCTCAGCAAATTTGATCTCACTTTCCAGCCTGTCTTTGGCTTTAAATGCCTGCGCGACTAAGTGGGCAACTTCTTCGCCGTGCTTTTTGGACAGGTTTTGTTCAACGTACCAGGCTCCGAACGATCTGCTTTTTATCTGCGTGCGCTCAACTTCCCGCGTCATTCCGTCCATCAGCAGTTTTATCCACGCATCACGCGGAAGATTGTCGAGTTGGCGCATGGTTGGGCCCTTCAGGGTGTGCCAGCCTGACTCTTTACGAACCATCAGGCCGCATCCGTCTGGGATATCTGACTTTTTCAAAAGTCCATCTGGCACTGCGAATACCACTCCACCAGCATATTTAAAATATTTGGTGTATTTCCCTGCGGTCACGTCTGCGCGGAAGTCGCTCATGCTCACTTTTACTTCGTAAACGATCGGGCAAAATTTGCTATAGCTATGAGCGATAGAGTAAACATCAGGACGGCACGTCCCGGATGGACCTAACTGCATATCCTCCCAGCAGATCCGCGCGGTATTCCTACGTAAATGTTCGGCGAGATCATGGGCAAGGTCGTTGTGTTTCCATGTTTTGCTCATAATGCGCCTCCCCTCACTGCAAGGAACGTCCCCATCGCTTTATCGACAAGTTTGGTATTGTGGTATTTGCTGATAGCCCACGTGATAGCGAACAAAATCCAGCGAAAATGGCTGGTATATGTTTTAAAGGTCAGTCCGTCGCAGACATCCCATGCACTCCAGCATTCGGGCCAGTCAGCCTCATAGACCGCTTGATACGCTTCCCAGTCGTTGCTGAATTCAGAACGACATAATTCGCGAACAACCTCACGAACTTTAGCTTTGTCACTGTCTGGAGTATCGTCTTCGTCATCCCAGTCTTCGTCTTCGGACTCTTCTGCCTCCGAATCATCCAGGTACTCACTCAAAGATTCTTTAAGGCTCCGGCAAAAAGCATCATGATCGTACTCTTTTGCCAGCAGCTCGCGCGCTGAGCAGCCAGCGCCAGCTTCCAGCTTTTCGGACCAGTAACCGGTGTTAATACCGTCTTGCCACGGTCCAAAAAAGTCGAACATGTCCGCGATGCGGGAGAATGTCCAGGTCCCCATGTCGCCGGTCACGGTAAGATAGCCCGGCCAGGTGATCACGTCGAAGTAATAACAGGATGTGCCTGGTTGTTTCATGCGCAAGTGGCGATAGAGGCCATCATCACGAATTATCTCAAGACGATGAAAGGCTGTATCAACCAGAAAACGGCTGGATGTATCGAATTGGCAGCGTTTCATTGTGCAGCTCCCTGACGAAGTTTTGTGGCTAATGTGTCAGCACGAACACGCTGAACATCCAGCTGCGTCGCCAGCTCACGCACCAGCGCGGCAGACTCAGCACAATGCAGGTCTTTCGCCAGCGCATGCCCGGCAGCTACGAGTTCTTTGGTTTTATTGATCATGCTGCGTTCTCCTGATGAATGATTACCAGATCCAGCTTTTGAGCCAGAGCGTGTTCCGCTTTTGCGCCTGCTGAGTTCTGCCAGCCGGAAAGCAGGAAAATGCCGTCAGCGCAGCGGAGCATCGCGAGACAAACATCCATGTACTCTGGCTGGCTCAGGCCATCGGGAAGCGTCGCGGGGTTTAACACCACATGACCTTCTGACGACAGACGCATCGCCTCGAAATGGAACGCAGGACGGTTATATTTCGGGATGCCGGTCATTGGCCCAGCAATGTAGATTTTCATCAGAAGTCCCTCTTCTTGTTGGGTCTGGCATCATTCGCGCGACGCTTCTGCTCAGCAGCGGCCTGGTCGCAGTCGTAGATCGCGCCGTTGCGCTGGTCGCAGTAAACAACGCCGGTCGGGCCGTGGCGGTTCAGCCGCAGGAGTAACTCGGTTTCGCCCTGGTTTGCGTTCTCGTCGTAAGCGCCTTCGCGGTAGATGCCGATCCAGTAATCGCAATCCTGCTCAATCTGCCCGGTATCGCGGGAATCGCTCGGCATAGGGCGTTTGTTGGTGCGCTTCTCCAGATCGCGGTTCAGCTGCGTAAGCAGCACCACGATGCAGTTCAGCTCCTTCGCCAGGTTCTTCAGCCCCTTCGTGATAATCCCGTAGGCAAGGTCGTTGCGGTCAGCCTTGTCTGCGGTCATCAGGGTCAGGTAGTCCACCAGCACCATGCCGACAGCGCCGCGTTCGCGTTTGATGCGACGTGACTCTGCAACGATGTGCGCCAGCGTGATCCCGGGCGTGTCGTCGACGTACAGGTTTCCGGTTTGGGCCAGACGTCCACCAGCGGCAAAAGCCATTGCCACTTTCGCGTCGTCATACCGATCGGCATAAAACACGTCGGTATTTACGCGGCTGACCTGCCCGATCATGCGCTCCACGATCTGCTTATCCGGCATCTCAAGGCTGAACATCAGCGCCGGGAGCTGCTCAACTTCGGCACAGTTGACGGCCAGCTGGCTGTAAAGCGTGGTTTTCCCCATCTTAGGGCGTGCGCCGATCACCATCAGAGCGCCCTTAACGAGCCCCTTGGGCTGCAAAAGGTCGTCAAGTGACTGGATGCCTGTCGATAGCCCGCGCGTCGCGTCTGAGTCGTTCCAGCGCGCTTCTACCTCATCAACCCAGTCGCTCATGACTTCGGTGAATTCGCGAAGCCCCCGGCGATTACCGGTTTTCGCGTAGTCAGCGATATCGGTGAACAGGGTCTGAATAGCGTCAAACTTCTGGCTGGTGGTCATCCCGTTGCGGGAATACAGCAGCTCGGTAGCGCTGGTCAGCTTGTCGATGCCGTAGCGCTCCATGGCTTTCTCACGCACCAGCATGGCGTAGTGAACGATGTTCGCTGCGCTGGGGGTGTTTTTGGATATTTCGGCCATGTAGGCAAAGCCGCCAGCCTGTTCGCCAAGACCTTTGGACTCCAGCGACTCAATCAGGGTGATCAGGTCGATAGGCTTCTGGTTGGCTACCAGCTCCCGCATCTCGGCGAAAATCACCTGGTGGGGGCGGATGTAGAACGATTCAGGCTTGAGCATCGACATGGCGGTCTGGCAGCGATCGCTACCGCTATCCAGCATCATGCCACCCAGCACGCTTTGTTCCGCTTCGATGTTCTGCGGGATCATGTTCATGTCGGTCATAGCGCCTTCTCCCTGGTTTTCAGCAGGGTGTCAGAGCGCAGCAGATAATCGAAACTGGCGCGCCAGCCCCGGTCGTTCTCCCCGAAATAAAATTTTGGCGCTCGCTCGGCGAACGCGGCGAAGTAATTCTCCACAGCCTCGACGGTTGGCTCTTTCAGTTCGGTCAGCAGGCGTTTGATAGCACGGCGACGTTTGTCGTTTAGTGCCTCTGCCTGAGGAAGGCGGTCTCCCAGGGTGGTGTTGTATGCAGACAGCACTGCCTGGTAGTCGATCGGGGTTTTCTTTGAGACAGGTTTTTCTTCCTGCCCGACACACTCCCCCTCTGGGGGTTGGGGGGTATTAGTATTTATTGTATTTATATGTCTTTGGTGTTCCCCTGAATTGAGGGATTCTTCTTCCCCTGATTTAGGGGATTTTCCCTCACTTTGAGGGATACCCTGATTTGAGGGATTATCCCCTGAATTGAGGGATTCTTCTTCCTCGTCATTTATCCCCTGTTTTGAGGGATTTTCTGTATCGCAGCTTTCACCAGCTGGTAGTAACCATTCGGCGGTGTTTTTGTTCGGTCCAATGCTACGGCCAACCTGAGTAAGCAGGTTCATTCCGACGAGCTGGACTCGCGCTTCGCTGACGCGCTTCTCTGGCAAGCGTGCTATCTGAGCTATCTGGGAATTGGCGATTCTGTCCATGGGCTTATTCCACCCATAGGTCAGGCGCAGAACAGCAAGCAAGACTTTGAATTGTCGCTTCGTCAGGTCAGCGCCTGCGTATTCTTCCAGAAGCATATTTGCCAGGCGCGTATAACCATCATCAAGATCTGCCACCCGACGCTCCACGACCGTAAGAGTCGGTCTGATTGGTATGACTGTTGCGAGATTACCCACGGTTTTCCTCCTTGCGTTTCAACTCCTCCAGAATGGCGCGCATCCGCTCCGCCACTGCCGGATTAACCGAACGCACGAAGCGATCGCGGGTATTGTTTTTGTGTACTGCGGTCTGGTAATAGCGGTTATTTTTTGCCATTATTCCTCCTGCAATTACTGCCGTATTTGCACCTGAAGGCCGCATGTGTTCGAGCACTGCGGCTTTCGCCTTTTCAGAACAGGCCCGGCTGGGCGTTCCGTTTAACTCTTCGCTTATCCAGCCTGTCAGCGGGTAACTGCTGCATCTCCGCCCATAGCTTTGCGTGCCGTAAAACATCATCAAAAATCTTCCCCTTTCTGCTTGCCTGGCTCATGCGCTTGTACATGTCGATAGCCTGGAATGCCCCCCCTGAGCCACTCCCAGAGAGAAACCGAGCTTCAACAGTTCTTCACGCACATGCTTTTCGATAAATTCGATATGGTTCATGGCTTAATCCCACCCCAGCGGCCCCGGCCTGGCCCGTTCCGCTTTCAGCCCGATATCGGCGAGCGTTTCGACTGAGGCCAAATATTCACGCGATACCAGCACCGCCTCCGGTGGCGCGGCCTGAATACCCAGGAAGGCCAACTCTTTTGCCATGGTGCTGAAATGCCCCTCAGCTTTGCGCCTGCTGGCGGTAGACTCGCTAATGCCCATATGTTCGGCGTATGACTTCTGGCCCACTGATGCAAGCCGGTTGAGCAGGACGCTTTCGATCTCAACCGGATTGATAACTGGTGGGTCTAACTTTCGTGCGATTGCGTTCTCCATTGGTGATAATCCCTATGGTGAATGGATAAGCCGCCAATCAGGCGGCAGTGCCAGTGTGTGAAAACAAGTCCGGGTACAACTCTTCACGAGTTAACCCAGTAGCAGATGTAAATTTGGATATTTTCCGCACAGGCAAGTGACCACCTCTGCGCTTAAGCATGTTGATCGCCTGCGGAGTCACTCCAACTTTTTCAGCCAGAGTTTTCTGACACCCGCCAACAGCAGCAATAGCTTTATCTAGTGGGGTCAGTGATTTGTTGATCATGTTGCCTCCGGATAAACATAAATCAACATAATGTTGATCAACACCAGAAGATAAATCAACACCATGATGATAGATAAAAATTAACTTTTTGTTTATTTTGCGGTTGCGTGGGGAGGGAAAATGAAAACCATTAGCGAAAGAATCAAACACATACTCGTTACTGAGGGGCTAAAACAAAAAGAATTAGCCCTTGCGTTAAACGCATCTCCTCAAACGGTAAATAATTGGATTAAGCGTGATTCAATCAGTCGCGAGGCTGCCCAGCAGCTTCATGAAAAGTACGGTTATTCAATAGATTGGCTTCTCACTGGTAGCGGAGATGCAAAGCAGCTAAAAAGAAATGATGGGTTGCCGCCGCTTTCTGAATGGGGGACGGTAGACACTTGGGATCGAAACACTCCACTACCGAAAGATGAGGTTGAAGTGCCGTTCTTGAAGGATATCGAATTTGCTTGTGGAGATGGGCGCGTCACAGATGAAGATTACAACGGCTTTAAGCTCCGCTTCTCCAAAGCAACTCTACGGCGCGTAGGTGCCAGCACTGACGGTTCTGGCGTTCTATGCTTCCCGGCTTCTGGCGACAGCATGGAACCAGTTATTCCTGATGGTGCAACTGTAGCAGTTGATACCGGCAATAAACGGATCGTTGACGGTGAGTTATACGCCATTAATCAAGGTGATCTAAAGCGTATCAAGCAGCTCTATCGCAAGCCTGGTGGTAAAGTGTTAATTCGCAGCATCAATCGCGAATATGATGATGAAGAAGCCAACGAAAACGATGTAGAAATCATTGGCTTTGTTTTCTGGTATTCTGTCTTACGTTACCGACGATAGATGTAGTCCGGCCATCGCGCCGGATTTTTCATACTCCCTTCCTGACAATCACCGCCGCATCCCGGTAAACTCCCTTACCGATCACATTCCCAGTTTCACGCCTTACCCGCTCAAGTTCTTCGACCAGATTAACTCTGTTGATAGGAACCCCGAACGCAATGAGGTTAATCACAGCCAAACCGATTGCGCCCGATAGCAGAGAAGCACGCTCCTCATCAAACTCCATAGCCGTCTCCTGTTGTTTTTTTCAGCATAACACGAGCTTGCAAAGTAATTAAATCAACACAAAAATCAACACAATGATGTTTTTAATGAAAAATAAATCCACATTGAGTTGATTTAATAATCCACATGATGTTTAATTCACTCATCCAAACAACGCACACAAATGCGCAGATGGTCCAAAACTCCGCTGGCCGGCGATAAGGCACGAGGATGAGATGACAACTAACCACGCAGTACCAAACAACGGTCGTGCAGTCGTAATGCGAAACAACCGCACCGGCGCAGCATGGCAGGTTTCCTACGACTACCGCGACGGCACCTACTGGCACGAACCGCAGGGCAGCCTGCGCAACATTCGCCGCCCCTATGCCTCACGCACCATCGAACCAAATCTTGTGCCTGCGGGGACTCACTGATGGGGACTCTCTACGCATTAGTTCTAACGATCACCATGGCTAACGGTGATTTTCAGGATGCTGTTCTCGGCATCTACGGAAGCCAGAAGCTTTGTGAAGCGGCAGCGAGTGAGCAAACCAGCGTCACTAACTGTTATCCAGTCGAAACAATTATTCACTCAGACGATCAGTCTGGTGTCGCTAATTTTTAAAGGAGCTAAGAATGGGTTGCGATATTCATATGATGGTTGAGGTTAAGCGCTCAATTAATGATGAAGAAAAATGGGTTAATTACGATCACTTCCTTATGAACCCATGGCATGGGGATGATGATGGCGATCAGGAATTTGATCGCATTGATTTGGAAAGCTCCCGTAATTATGCAGCGTTTTCTCAGCTCTGCGGCGTTCGTTCCTATGCTGGCAATACGCCGATGATTTCAGAACCTCGCGGCATTCCTGAGGATGCCTGTGACTACAGCAAAAAAGTGTCTGAAGAATGGGGCTGTGATGGTCACTCTCATAGCTTTGTTAGCCTTGCTGAAATTCGTGAATTCAGAAGCAAATTAGTCCCAATGCCATTCAAAGGAATGATTTCCGAAAAGCAGGCGGCGGATCTTGATAAAGGTATTAAACCAGACTCATGGTGTGGATGGACAAGCGCTCCGGGATATGTTCATAGGGAGTGGGAAGATACTGTTGATGCTCTAAAAAATATCAATGAAGCCTTAGAAGCTCGCGCGCTGGAATTGTGGTGGCTGGAGAAAAACATTATTCCTGAAAATATTCGAATAGTTTTTTTCTTCGATAATTAATAAACCCTTTAATTAGTCACTTATTAAATACAGGTAGCCATTACGGTGCCGGGATTCTTACAACCTTTTTCAGAGGAAACGACATGCAGGCAAATACCAAACAGCAGCAGGCGAAAAACCTTATCGCTCTGCTGTGCCTGATGTACCACCTGGAGCCAGCTGATCTGGAAGAGATTGCCCACCAGCTCGCGCACTTCGATGCAGTTTGTGATTACAGAACACAGGGGATTAACAATGCTGCGTGTCATTGATACCGAAACGACTGGGCTGGAAGGCGGCCCGGAAACCGTGGTGGAAATTGCCAGTGTCGATATCGTCGACGGTGTGATCTGCAACCCAATGAGCGACCTCGTTAAGCCAGGCGTGCCGATCGGTTTTGAGGCCATGGCTATTCACCATATCACCGAAGATATGGTGGAAGGCGCGCCGCTGCTCAGTGAAGTAATTGGCCGCTATATGGGCGCCGACGCCTACGTCGCCCACAACGCAAAGTTCGATAAAGCCAAGCTCCCTGCGATGAACGCTCCGTGGATCTGCACTGCCAAGCTGGCGCGCTCACTCCTGCCTGAGCACAAGAGCCACAGTAACCAGTACCTGCGCTACAGCCTCGGGCTGAAACCGGAAGTACCGGGAGGGCTTTACGCTCACCGCGCGCTGTATGACTGCTACGTCACCGCCGAATTGCTGCTCTACATGGGACGCCTGGCGAAATGGACGATGGGCGAAATGCGCGCCATCTCCAACAATCCTTCCCTGCTTAATGCGCTCCGCTTCGGCAAGCATAAAGGCGTCGCGTTCTCCGAGCTGGCAAAGACAGAACCGGGTTACCTGCGCTGGCTCGTCGCCAACAGTGACGATGAAGACGTGCTGTTTACGGCTAACCACTGGCTGAACGGGGGCAAATGATGGGTACTCCAGTGCTGATCCTCGGTGACTCTGGCGCGGGCAAATCCTACAGCCTGCGCAACTTCAATCCGGACGATGTGATGCTGCTCCAGTGCATCCCCAAAATGCTGCCATTCAAGTCTGCGGGCTGGAAACTTCACGGCAAGCTGCTGCCAGACGGAAGCAAACAGCGCGGTAACGTTCTGCGCTCGGATAACTGGGAAACGGTGCTGGACACCATCTATCGCATGGTGCAGTCGAAAACGCGCCGCGTCCTGATCATCGACGATTTCCAGGTGGTCATGCAGCACGAAAACATGAACCGCGCGTACCAGACCGGCTATGCCAAGTTCACCGAAATGGCAGATCACATCTGGAGAATCATCATGGCGGCCACCGAGCTGCCGGACGACTTCCGCGTTTATTTCCTGGCTCACACCGAAGAGACCGAAGGGAAAATCCGCATGAAGACCACCGGGAAGATGCTCAACGAAAAGCTGACGCCAGAGGGCTATTTCTCCATCGTGCTGCGCGCCATCAAGAAGGACGGCAAACACGTTTTTCTCATCAAAGGCGATGACAACGACACCGCCAAAGCGCCGCCTGACCTGTTCCCTGATCAGACGGAAATGGATAACGACCTCCACGCTGTAGACGTGGCTATCACCGAATTTATGACCGAATTGTAACTTTGAGGATTTAACGATGAACCAACCAATGTCTTTTATGTGGAACAACGAAACGGCTGAGATGGCGAAGAAAGCTGGCGCAACTGGCGGGATCAGCGAAACCGGCGCTTACGAGGGCGAAATCGTTTCTGCGGTGTACACCTTCGGGAAAGATGGCAGCCAGTCCCAGGCGCTCGAACTTAGCCTGGATTCGAACGGGCTTAAGGCGAATTTCCTGCGCATTAACTTCCTCGGCAAAGACGGTCAGCAGACTTTCGGCATGGGGCTGGTATCAGCGCTGATGTGGGTCGCCCAGGTCAAACAGGCGCAACCACAGCAGGTACAGGGTCAAAACGGCCTTGAATGGCACTGCCCGGCGCTGGTTGGCAAAAAGGTGGGCCTGTTCCTCCAGAAGGTGCTGTACACCAAAAACGACGGCGGCGACGGCTACAAGTTCGAAGTGCGCCACGTTTTCCAGCCGGGAACGCGTAAGACCTACGCCGAGCACGCTGAGAACGCACCAGCGGAAGCGATCGCCGCGCTTGAACTGTCGATGAAGGATAAGGACGAACGTATCCACGGCGGCGCGCAGTTCTCTGGTCCGCGCAATGCCCAACATGGCGGTAACCCTTATGCAAATCAGACTGGCGGCGCACCACAGTCTCGCTTGCAGCAGAACAGCGGTCAGCCACCGGTAGACTTTGACGACGATATCCCGTTTGCTCCGATCGGTCTTCCGTTCCCTTCTCACTCTATCTATGCGCTATGACACACGCACAGGACGAAATCAGGGTTGGCGCGGCGCGCCTTCCCTGGCTGAAGAACTTAACGAAAAGCAGGTGGCAGCATGAATTACGGATTTGTAAGTGTTTGCGTTGAGCAAAGCAATGAAGCGGTTAAGCTGCCATCCGCACACAATCCAGCATCACGAATTTGGCAGCGCCCATTCCTTAAATGGGCTGGCGGCAAATATTCGCTGCTGCCGGAACTGGATCGTCTGATCCCCGCAGGGAAACGCCTTATTGAGCCTTTTGTGGGCGGCGGCTCGGTGTTCCTTAATTCAGACAAGCACGAACGCTTCCTTCTAGCTGACGTCAACGCTGACCTGATTAACCTGTATCAGATGTTGGCGGTGGTCCCAGATTCGGTGATCTATGAGGCAATGAAGGCATTCAGGCATCTGAATGATGCCGAAAACTACACGGTAATTCGTGAAGCATTCAACGCGCAGCGGCTGGATGCGGTCGAGCGCGCAGCGGCATTCCTTTACCTCAACCGGCACTGCTTCAACGGCCTGATCCGTTACAACCTGGACGGTTTTTTTAACGTCGGCTTTGGGAAATATAAAGCGCCATATTTCCCGGAAGAAGAGATTAAGGCATTTAAGCGGAAGGCTCACGCATGCGTATTCATGAATGCAGGCTTCAGGCGCACGCTCGCGCTGGCCGGTGATAGTGACGTCGTTTACTGCGATCCGCCTTATGAACCGCTTCCCGGCACCGCTGGTTTCACTAACTACGCGGCTGGTGGGTTCTCATGGGATAGCCAGATAGAGCTTGCGGAAAGCTGTGTGGCAGCCCACCAGCGGGGGGCAAAAGTGGTAATCAGCAATTCTACCGCACCGCGAGTAATTGAACTTTACGAACAGCACGGCTTCACTCTGCACCGCGTCAGTGCTCGCCGGGCTATATCCAGCAAAGGCAGCACCCGCGAAACAGCGAGTGATGTCGTAGCCACTTTGGGAGTGAAGTGATGATGAAGCTGATTAATCGCAGTAAGAAATCACCTATTGGTCGCCGCGCTTGCGAAGCGGCGCTGGCAGCGCACCACGCGAAATTCGGCGATTACGGCAGGCAGAAGCACCAGACGAATTACACCGTCGAAGTGGATGGAATGAAGGTCACTGTCGAGGTGGTTAACCGGGCCACCAGCTATGTCGCAACCGCAATGATCGGCGTTCGTAAACTTCGCAACCTGCCAGCGCAGGCGCACTAAAAAATCAGGCAAATTGATCAGGAAAAAATGACAGGTTCGATTCCCTGTTCGGAGATAAAACCATGGCACACAATATGACCCCAGATTCACTCGTTGATTTGAAATTCATCATGGCAGATACTGGCTTCGGGAAAACCTTCATTTATGACCGAGTGAAGGATGGCACCCTGGCTAAACCGGAGAAGATTCATGGACGTTCGCGCTGGCGCTATAGCGACCACTGCGAATTCAAGAATCGCCTCCTGTCCCGCTCCGATGGGTAAAAACGCGGGTAAAAAATTTAACGAATCTGGAAAAGCCATTTTATATCAATCCCCTGCATATTAACTTCGAAGTATGCAGGGGGCAATACCCTTTCATTTCATCACGCTTCAACACACTTCACCTCCTCCCTTAAAACCAGCAAAATCAGGGCTTGACGCCTTGAACATGGTTTCAGTTCATTTCATGACATTACATGATTCTGATGGTATCGTTGATGGTACTCACGGTTCGATAAGCAGATACCATCAACTGACAACAAAGATTACCCTCCATGGCACTAAATGAGCTATCACCTAAGAAAGTTGAAAACTCTAAACCCAAAGAAACAGACTACAAACTGACGGATGGGGGCAGCCTGTATCTTTTAGTTAAAAAGAACGGGACCAAGGCATGGCGAATGAACTACAGATTTAACGGCAAACAAGCTACGCTGGCTTTGGGCGTTTTCCCAGACGTTTCGCTGGCACTTGCCCGTAAGCGCAGAGATGAAGCAAGGCAACTTTTAGCCGACGGTGTTGACCCCAGAGTATCTAAAAAAGCAGCGCCAACAGAACCCACCTCGGCTACATTCCAGACAATCGCTTTAGAGTGGCATAAAGGCTCTATAGGCCATCCCTCATGGAAAGAGATTACCCGCATTAAAATTTTAAGAGAAATGGAAAATCATATTTTCCCATTTATCGGAAATAAACCCATCGATTCATTAAAAACAAGTGATCTGTTGCCATTATTGGTGAGGATGAGTGATCAGGGAATTGGAGCGACAACAGGAAGAGTGAAAACTACTCTTGCAAGTGTTTTCCGGTACGCTATTCAGCGTGGAATTGTTGAATACAACCCTACCCATGATCTAAGAGGAGCAATTGCCAGCCCCAAAATAAAGCATCGCCCTGCACTTCCGTTAGAACGATTACCCGAATTAATATCAAAAATTGATAGCTATACAGGGAGACCGTTAACTAAGTTGGCAGTATTATTTTCCCTTCATACTTTTGTTCGCTCCAGTGAATTGAGACACGCAAGATGGGAGGAAATTAATTTTAAAACTGCAATGTGGACTATTCCTGCTCAAAGAAAAAGAATTGAGGGAGTAAAATATTCAGAACGCGGGGCAAAAATGGGTAGTATTCATTATGTTCCATTATCTAATGAAGCTATTGATGTTCTCGAAGCCATTAAAAAAATAAGTGGTGAGTATGAGCTTATTTTCCCCGGAGATAGTAACCCTTACAAGCCGATGAGTGAGAACACAGTTAATAAGTCATTGAGGATTATGGGGTACGACACGCAGGCGGACATTTGCCTTCACGGATTTAGAGCAATGGCGTGCTCAGCCCTGACAGAATCAGGGTTATGGTCTAGGGATGCAGTGGAACGGCAAATGAGCCATCAAGAACGAAATGAAGTGCGAGCGGCTTATGTTCACCTGGCACAACACATGCAAGAACGCCGGAGAATGATGCAATGGTGGTCACATTATATAATCAGCAATTGTGAAAGTTATATTGCACCCTATGAAATTAGTGAAAAACCATTGGAAATGCTTAAGGTGGTCAAATAATGAGTAAGCATAACGAAAAAATATTTGGAAACGTAATGGGTTAGCTCCATTAGAATATTGCTCTATACCAAGAGCGGCAAAAATACTTGATTGTGAGATTGAGGATATATTCCATTGGTGTTACACAGGTAAAATAAGTCTGTGTATCAATTTTCAAATGCTTTATTATTTCTACACTCCTTTTTTAAAATCAGATGGAAATGTATTCGAACAAGTGCAATCATTAAACAGTGAATTAACCACCTCAGGAGATAATAAATCCTATATTTATTCCGACGAATTTAAATCAGGCAAGTTTCACATTCCAGACAGTTTTCATTTTGTTGAAACTGATGAATACCATTTAGTACAAGCATATTTAAGAGGGATTTGGCCTGTAGATAGCAATATTCTATCTGCAATAAACACAGGATTCATTGCTCCTATTGAACTTTGCCTATTTAGCGAGGAGCACCCTGAATTTAAACCAGATGGAGATAGGTTTCAGCTTATATCTCCAATTTTGATAAACAATCAATTTCCAGGAAAGTTAAAAAACGAGGCTGAATTTGATATAAAATATTTACAATATCTTTCTGATAACGCACCTGACATAAATGATAAAAACTATCAACTGCAAATCACTGGTTACTATATCGAATATATAAATAAACATGCTTTATCCGGTACGCACATGCCAGTAATAAGCAAGGATAAAGATGCAAGAACATTAACCTCATATCAAACAACTGAAACACCGAAAGTCAGGACTACCGCAAAACAATCAACCTACATAGCATCCCTGATGAATGCTCTAAATAACTGATCCTAATACCGCTACACTTTAGCCAGCCCATGTTTTCCCCCGGGGAATGGGCTGACGGTATTCATAAAGTGATGGACCTTTTTCAACAGTTGCCACATTGAACTGCACTGGTGATTTCGGGTTATTGTCTCATGAAGCGCCTGCCACAACCGTTCGACATGATTGACCCACGGCGAGTAAATCGGCTGGTAAATGACCCTGAACTTTGGGTTTGCTTTCAGCCAGCGCAACGTTTCACGGCTTTTGTGGATGATGTAGTTATCTACAATGAGCGTAATCGTTTTTGCACGCCGGTATGTCGCCTTCAGATGTTTTAACAGTCTGATAAATAAGGATGAACCTTTACTGTTTCCACCAACGTAGCTGACTTTTCCCGTACCGCTGTGCAGCGCACCGGCAAGATAGTACTTTTCATTCTGGCCCGGAGTGACAACTCGTTTTTGCTGCCCGCGTAACTGCCAGTCAGCACCGATTTTCGGGTTGAGATGAATATCCACTTCATCTTCGTAAAACACGGGGTTTTCCGCACTACATTTCGCCAGTGCTTCATGGATAGCGACCATTTTTTCTTCTTTGTGTGGGTCACGGATACGCAGTGTCGGCGCGGCTCTCCGCCATACCAGGCCGGCAGCAGGTAACCATCGCCGGATGGTTGAAGCATGTAGCGGACAACCGGTGATATCACGGATTTTTATCGCCAGAAGTTCGGTGCTCCAGCGGGAACGCTGATAACCAAAATCGCCGGGAGAATGCTTAACAAGCTCACGCAGCAATGCGCAAATATGTTCGAACGGCCAGCGCCTCCCGCGTCCTGACGGTAATGACTTCAGGCCTTCAGCACCAGACAGAGTGAACCAGTTAATCCAGCGACCAATCGATGAGCGGGCACAGCAGAGTGTTCTGGCAACATGACTGACGGTGTCACCACGATGCAGCATCAGCATGGCGGTGAGCCGCCGGGCGTGGTTTTTGTCCTTTGTTTTATGGATAGTTTTCTGCATCAGGCGTCGTTCGGTTCTGGGTATTGGTGCTATGATCGACATTGCTCAGTCCGGCTGGTGATTTGGGATATTCAGCGATTGATCAGATCGCATAAACCGGACTGAGTTCCCTCTAAGGGATCTACTATTCCGAGCAGTTATTTAGTACTAAGACTATCCTATCTGTTTGCAAAGGCTTTGTTGAATAAATGGATTTTATGCTGTGGTACTATGAAAACGGTTGTTTCAGATAACATAAAATCAATGCATTACATGCTTGCGTATGACGGTGTTCTGTCTGGCATCAGCGTTTTCTACCAAAACAGTGCAGACAAAACAGAATGATTACCTATTATTCAACAAAGCCTCCTGGTGGCTCATTTGTCTTTCCACAGCATCTCTCGACCATAATCCCGATTCGATTAAGGCACTACATGCCATAGTCCTGAAACCATGCCCGCAGACTTCTACTTTCATATCGTAGGCCATTGTCCTGAGTGCTTTGTTGACCGTGTTTTCACTTATAGGTTTGTCGTCCCCAATAAAACTGATGAACATAAGTTCTTTGTCACCACTGATCGAGTGAAGCTCTTCCAGGAGTGCTTTAGCTTGTGTACTTAGTGGAACCAGATGTGGGGTTTTCATCTTTGCCCCTCTTGCAGAATATTTTACCCCTTTCAAAGGTTGTCGCTCTCCAGGGATAGTCCACAATGAATTTTTGAGATCGACTTCTGACCAGCGAGCAAATCGCAGTTCACTCGAACGGACAAAGGTCAGGAGTGTTAACTGCACTGCAATTTGGGTAATGCCTCTTCCTTTATATGCTTCCAAACGATTCATAAGCTCTGGCAATCGTTCCAGAGAACGGGCAGGGCGATGAACACTTTTAGTGGAAACAACAGCACCAGCGAGGTCGTTTGCAGGATTCTGTTCAATTAAAGCATTGTGAACGGCATACCTCATTACCGCCGTAATGCGCTGTTGTAAGCGGGAAGCCAGTTCATTGTGTCCTGAAGCTTCTGCTTTTTTCAAAGGAACCAATAAATCACGAGTTTTTAGCTCGCTGATATTACGTTTTCCGATGACAGGGAACACATGGGAAACAAGGCTGTTCAAAACAGTTGTTCTATGACTGTCTGACCAGGTTCTGTTACTGGTATGCCATTGTCGTGCAACTTGCTCAAATGTTAGCAAGCCCTTGCTCTCAATCTTTTGCGCTTTTCGCTTCTCACTTGGGTCTACATGGTTTGCGACAAGCTGACGGGCTTCGTCTCTTCGTCGTCTGGCTTCAGACAATGAAACCTCAGGATAGACTCCCAGCGCGAGAATTTTCTGTTTACCAGCGAAGCGATACTGAAAACGCCAGTACTTGGAACCACTTGTGGTAATCAACAGGTGCATACCATTACCGTCGGTCATCTTGACAGGTTTATCAGAAGGCTTTGTATTTCTTACTTTTAACTCTGTGAGCGCCATACTAAAAACCCTCAGATGATGGTATCTGCAATATCGAACTTAACATACCAACATATGTACCAACTAAACAGAGTGGATTTTGAAATATGACGGTGTACGTTAACGGGCTACAAACGGAAGGTAAGTGTTTGAAGTTGAAGAGTTGACTAGACTTTAAAATACTTAGGTGGGCTAACATTTGTAAGCGTCACATTTAAACCGTCTGTGCAGCGGGCTCCGGTTCCGGGAAAATAGTGTCCATCATTTTTTAATGGACACTATCGCGTGAAACACCGGACATGGCTCCTTGAGGCGCTTCGCCTCCATTTTGATGAAAAGCTGCCGCGTATTGAGGCCGGGCGCAGGCTGGGTATCCCCAAAACCACGGCCTGCGATCTCTTTGTTCGCTTCAGGAAGGCCGGTCTCTCCTGGCCTTTGCCGCCACGAATCAACGCCAAAATTCTGGATAAGCGCCTTTACCAACAGGCATCCCGAAAATCGTCCGTTCTTCCCGTCGTCCCTGCTCCCTGTGAAATCCCTGTCGCCCGCAAACGACCACGACGCCCCAACTTCCCCCGCGACTTCAAAATCGCCATGGTGGAGCAGTCGATGCAGCCCGGCGTCAGCGTGGCACAGCTTGCCCGCGAAAATAACATTAACGATAATCTCCTGTTCAACTGGCGGCGACTTTATCAGCAGGGGCTGCTGGCTGCGCGGACAGATGCGCCGGTCATGTTGCCCGTGACGCTCGCTGCTGAATCAGGCCCCGGACAGCCTCATCCACCGTCCGTTCAGAGCGACGATGCCCCCTGCTGTGAGCTGGTTCTGCCCGCCGGCACGCTTCGTATCAGCGGAAAGCTGACGCCAGAGCTGCTTCAGATGCTTATCCGGGAAATGCAGGGGAGTTCGCGGTGA